ACATTCACTCCACGACATTCAACCCGCAAAACAACTGGATGCAGATTGTGCTGTCGGCAATCTTGAATGATGCCAAGACAGGGGATGAGGTCTCGTACTGGCCAGATATGTGGTCACTGGACTACCTGAAGGAAAAGAAACGACAGGCGCCAATTGCTTTCTCTTTCCAGTACATGAACCAGGTGGTTCGACAGAATGAACTCTCCCTGGCACCAGAGTTAATTGTAAAAGCTGAGATTGCAACGGAGTTTGACACCCTTGCTGTAGGGGTCGATCTATCTGCTGGCACCAAAGAAAAGAACGATTACACGGTGATGGTTCTTGGCGGACGCATTGGCGACAGTATTCACATCATTGATTACAGGCGTATTCGCGTGATGGGTAACCTAGAAAAATTAGATGCCCTCAAAGAACTTCTCAATGATTGGTCAATCTTGGGTTGTGATCAGAACGGTAATTACTTCCCGACTTACTCAACGTGCGACATTTACTCAGAAGCCGTACAGTATCAAGCATCCCTGGAAGCCGACTTTAAACGTGTTTGCTTAAACGGAGAGAACTTGTACAACATTAACTGGCATGCCGTTAAAGGTTTCCGAGCGGATAAACTGGCTCGATTCCGTGGTTGTATGGGTATGTTTGAAGATCGCAAAATTATCTTTAATCGTTTCCGAAATTTCACTGCAATGTTTGAAGAGATGACTAACTTTGGTGTCAGCAGTCACGATGACTGTGTTGACGCTCTTGTGTGGCTAATCAATGGCTTGATGCGTAAAGGCAAACTTCAACTGGATTATTGAATTGTAGAATTGAAAAAAAGAATTTCCTGCTGTGGGACCAGAGTATGTAGCGATTGCGATCACTGCAGTGATATCGGCAATTACAGGCGGTTCCTGGACCGCCAATAAAATATTAGATCGACATCAAGAGCGTATTCAAAACACGCTGAAATATACTGACTCACAAAAGCGCAGGATTGATATTTTGGAAGATCAAATCAACCGAATGCCAATGGAGTACGTTCTTAAGGTTGACTTCCTTAGGGAGATAAAAGAAATGCATGATAATTTCCGCGAAATCAATAATAAGCTTGATAAGCTAATGGAAAAGCTTTTGTCCAAATGAGTTACATCCTTGAGGTCCAAGAGGACGAAAACGGTGATCAATACATCACATTGCCCGACGAAGTAATCGAGGAGCTGGGCTGGCAAGAAGGAGACGTGCTCAACTGGGACGTGCGTGGCACCGGTATTTCTCTTACCAAAGTCAACGACTCCGCTGGATATGAGGTTATAGAAGAGTAAAATAAAAACAATAAGCAGAAGAAAAATGCGATTCTATGGCGGCGGACCTGTGGGAATTGGAAACGCAGGTGTTTTTAACAATTCAGTCATTGGTGCCAATACCAATCCTTTGATGGATCCAAGGTTTAAGATCCAAGGAGGGGAGCCCTGGAACCCCACACCACTTTTACCTGGTACAGACACAAAACGCTATGAACAACAGCAGCAATTTAATATTCCACGTCAATTGCCTTCTGCAGGCATCGGTATCGGTAACTTGGGAGGACTGCTTGCACAGGCACCGCCTCCTGCACAAGAAGATCTTAGCGGGTTTCAACAAATGTTAGATCAAATGACGGCAGCCGAAGGTAATAAAATGAGAGGCCAACAAATGTGGCAGTATCCGCTTAGTTCTTACTAAGCTGTTACTATTACAAAGAAAGGAATAGTAAATGGCTGACGCTAAGGCACGACTTAACGAAATTATTGACGCCTATCTCAACAAGGATAGTAACGTTGTCGTCGACACTAGCATTGTCGCAGCCCACATTGCTCAGATGAAACTTTTTGGCATCCGCCAAGGAGTTGAATTCTTCCCGTCCCAGGATAACTTTGGTGCACAGCGCAAAGACTTCCTGGACCGTGTACTGAAGTACAACAAACTAGATACACGCCTTGATTCGATCTGGGAATATTTCCTGTGTGATGGCAAAGGTCTTTTTTATATCCGTCCTACCAAGCAAAACTACAGGCTTTATTATTTTCGTGAGCACGAATATCGTGCCTATTACAACGTTGATGGCGAGCTGGATGAAGTTGTAATCATCTACAGCTACAAGGTTCGTAAAGGTAACGGCTTTGGTGATCAGCTGAATACAACAAATCTTACGGGAACGCAAAGCACTTACAACCCTGGCGCTAAGCGTTACATTCGTCTGTCCATTAAGGCAAAGGAAATTGAAGAAACTCACTCCGATTCGGAGATGACTTTCGACATGCCTACCTATGCTTTAACTGGGAGTACCAAGCAGCTTAAGAATAGCCTTGGCTTTATTCCTTGCGTAGAGATCATCAACAATACTCAAGGTTTCTCTAACGAGGGTTCCGGAGAGTTTGACGCAGTAGCAAACCATATCTGTACCCATGATGAGTTGATGCGCACCATGCGCAAAAACATCACGTTCTTTGGTAACCCTACCCTTCTTTCTTCTCGTCCCAAGACGGACTTGATGGAAGCAGGTGGTGACTCCGTGGTCCAGCGCCCTTCAATCGCTGCTAACTCTGGCTTTACAAGTCCCGCGGCATTGAGTCGTTCAACCTTTAAGGCTGATCCCGTTAGTCGTGGTGTAGATGGTCAGATCCGAGTTCCACGTGTTATTGCGAACCTGGAACCAAACGACCGAGTTGGTTACATCGTTCCTGATGCAATCACAGGTGACCAGAACGCATTTGCCCGTCAGTATCGCGAAGAGATTCGTACTGCTTTAGGTGGTGTTGACGAACTTTCAATTTCGGCAGGCGTCACCGCAACAGAATACAAATCCTTGTTCGGTCGTGTTGCTGCAACATCTAAAAAGAAAGCAAACGCAATTTATACTCACGGCATCTCTCGTTGCCTTGAATTAATTATCTACCAAGAAGAGCAGTTGTTCAAAACAACTCTTGCTATGGCAGCCGGCCTTGAGAAGCCAGTGGACTTAGCTCCAGGTGCAAGTCCGGAAGAAGAGGCTGCCTACGAAGAGGCGATGAAGCAACACAATGAGATGTTGAAAAAACTTATGATGGCTTGTGTGGAGACACAACAAATTCCTCCCAAGGTTATCGGCCTTATTCCTGACGGTGACGTAACAGTGTTATGGCGTTGGATGGGCCCTGTCTATGAGGACTCTACACAAGACATCCTCAACAACTCCATCGTGGTACGAAACCTACAGGAATTAGGTGTTGATAGCATTGAAGCACTGAAATACCTCTTTCCGTCTAAGACGGATGAGGAAAGGGCCGAGATGTTATCTGGGTTCCCTTTCAGGATGGTGAACGAATTGCAGGGTGCTTACTCTCAATTTACTCGCTTAGTGGGGGGCATGATGCAGACTCCTCACCCACAGGCACCGGACTTACCGATGGCTGCGGATCCAAGATTGGATTTAACCCCATATCTGTATCGAACATTAGAAGCTCTACAAAAGGAGATGAGTTATGCAGGACGCTACCGTCCAATCGATCCCACAGACGAGCCAATCACCAGTGGCGGTGGCTCCAAGCAGCTACGTGGTACCGGCGCAAGCTCCGGCACCTCAAGCTCCAGTGGGGATGCCGGTTCAGTATCAGGTGGGTACCAGCTACCCCCAAGCGGTTCCTCAGGCGGCCCCCAATTACCAATCAGCCCCTACTCAGTACGCCCCCCAATCCCAACCGGCGGCCCCTCAGGCCAACCCATGGGAGTCGGCGTTCAACAAAGTGGTGGGTCTGCTGAGCAGTCCAGTTCAATCCCCGTTCCAGGGTCAGTCATATCAGACGACACAGTACGCCCCGGCGAACTACGGTCAGCAGTACAGCAACCCAGCTACGCAACAATCGGCTCCGCAGACCTGGTCACCCAACCAGGGCTACTCGCCCAACTCTTCCCAAATCTCCTCGGGGATTTATTCGGCTCTCGAGGGGCTGAGCCCGACAGGGGAAGTGCAAACGGCGATCGCCGATTACCTGCACCTAAGTCCCGAAAGCCGAAACGTAATTGACGCTTACGGCTGGGACGCACCCGCCATCCTCAATAACTACGGCCTCCAACTGGAAGCCATGCTGGATAGCGCTGTTGCTTGGGGCGGTAAAGCACAAGAGGTCCTTCATCGTTTTGCTGACTTCTCTGTTGCTGAGCACCAAGAGAACCTGGCCTACAACGAAATCCTGACCAACCCCGATGTGCTCAGCGATTACACGCTGAAGTTCTTCGGTCCCGAAGGTCCGTACCCCGTGTACGAAGATGAGTCGGAATTGGGAACCCGTGGTTACCCGACTGCATCCATTGAAAACTACATGGGTCAGTTCCCCGCACCTCCCGCTGCTTCTGCTCCCCAACAGCCTGAAAACTTCTGGGGCAGCTTTAAGCAACAAATGGATGTGAGCCCTGAGAATGCTTGGCGTCTTCTGAACCAAGCCCAACCTCAAGTTGTTGCAAACAAACTGTTTGTGATGGAGTGAGGCCATGCGCCCTCTTCTTAAGTACGGTGTGCCTGCCGCTGCTGGCTTAGCAGCTGGTGGGTACGCCCTTTCTCAAGGTGAAGATCCAGGCTCTGCAATTCTCGCTGGCACTGCTGGCGCTCTTGGTGGTGCTGCTGGTTTACTTGGTGCACGTGCAGTTACACCTCGACTTGCTGGACGATATGCAGATTCTGTCCAAGGTTTGGCAAATCAAATTGGCCAAACTGGCGGCAGTGCTTTACAAGCTCTTGGGGCCAAAATTCCCGAGAAGGCAAAAGCAAATCCGTCCAGTATGCGAATGGGTGCAATGCGTGGAGCCACTCGTGGAATTAACGCATTGACCAATGCATTACAGGAAGCTGTATATTCACCTGAGGCTACTGCATTAAATGTTAAACGTGGCTTAGGAGCTATTGCCGCTCCAGCCGGCGCACTTGCCGCTGGCTTAGGCGGTGTTGCACTTGGCGCTGTACCTGGTGCAATGGGAATTCCTGGTTTCCAGCAACAGCAGTACATGGATCCCGAGCAATATGGCTCGAGTAACACGATGGGTGCACTTGCAACCACCGATGGATCGATGACAACTTTGCGGTACATGTAATCTAAGTTTACTGTCTGCTAAAATTTGTGTTAGATAAGACATATGTGTCTTTATCTTTCACCCGATAAAAACACTGACACTGGAGGATAAACCAAGGTGTTTATTGACAACGACTTTCCAAAGATTTTGGGCGCCGAATTATATCGGCCCCACCCTGCCTATATCACTGAAATGGCTGTGGAGCCCGTGGTTGTCCACGACTTCACCCGTCAGCCTGGTCAAACCGTTCAGTTAGACCGCTATAAGTTCTGGGGTACCCCTGGTACTAAGGATAGCCGTGAGCGTATCGCCGACCAAACCATCGGTACCGCTAACAGCCGTAACATCACCAAGGAAAAAGTTCTGGTGGTGCTTAAGGAATACACCGGTCCTGCGGACCCGGGTGATCCGACCCAGCCTTCGACCTTCAAGATCGCTCGCGAAACTCTGATCACTGCTCAGCGTCTGCTGCTTGATAGCGGCAACCTGAACATGTTCCACCAGTCCATCGGTAGCCTGACGCTGCTTGATGACTACCGTCGTTGGCGCGACCGCGTGTTCATTGATGAACTCGCCAAAGCCGAAGCCAATGGTCAAGCTAGCACCACCCAAGGCGGTTACTACTTCGCTGGTAACAAAGCCAAGGACTCCTCTGGTCGTATCGCTTATACCTCTGACGAGTACACTGCCGACGTGCAGCAGTTCTCGGTGCGTACCGACCTTCTGAACATTGTTAAGGACCTGCGTAAGCGCAACGTTCCTACCTTTGCTGATGGTCTGTATCGCTGTATTTGCGATCCCACTTTCATGATGCACCTGCGTCGTGATCCTGACTTCCGTGAGATTGCTCGTTACGCTGGTAACCCCGGCCAAGGCATGTACATGGGTAACCCCATGCTGCCTAACAACGCCAGCTTCTACCAAGGTCCCCAAGCTGGTCAAGGCTATTTCCTGGCTGGCGAACCTGTTATGCCTACCGGCGTGCAGTTTGAAGGCGTTAAGTTCTTCGAGTCGACCAACTTCCCGACCAAGAACATCAGCACTTCTTTCACCGGCACCGGCGGCACCTACACTTCCCAAGAAGTTGCCCAAGGTTACTTCTTCGGTCCTCAGTCGATCGGCGTGGGTATTGGCGGCCCCAATGCTCAAGTTCTGATCAACAACAACGACGACTTCAGCCGTTTCATCATCCTTATCTGGCAACTGTATGCCGGCTTCGAAATCCTGAACAAGGACTTCGTGACCACCGCATTCAGCTATGTGTCTGATGACGGTGTGGTCTGATAGTTAACCATACACATTTATAGGAAAAGATAAATGACCTATTTGTCCGCTAAGAAAATTTATCCCGGCAACTGGGCTGAACCCCTGAACGGCTGGTATAAAAACATTGATGCCATTCCCGATGGCACCAATGATTTCTCCAAGGGCGGCCCCACTTCTGTGCTGGCTACCCCTGGTTACCGCTACTTCCAGCAGCGTGGTTATGTGGCTGTTACCGCCACCTCTGGCTCTGGCCCTGTCGCCTCTGCTGACGTGATCGTTCCCTCGCCTTACCGCCAGGACGACACCCGTACCGACATCACCGGCATGGTGATCTCTGGTAGCTCCACCCTTCCTGCTTACGTGTATCGCACTGCGATCTCCGTGGCTTCTGGCTGGGGTGATGGCCGCGTGGCTTCTGGCGTGTATGCCGCCACCGGTAACGTGATCTCGTTCGGTCGTGTTGCCTCCAACAACCCCACCGCCGCTTCTGGTGTGGGCGAAGGTGTGATTCAGGCCAACCTGACTTCTAGCATCTCCGGCACCCAGGCTGGCGAAATCTACTTCGCTGGCGCTACTGCTGGTTATGGCACCAACCCCTTCCTGACCATCACCGGCGCTACTGGCGTGGCTCCTGGCACCGTCAACTACGCCGCTGTTGCCGCCACCACCCTCAAGGTGTTCGCTAAGGAAACCGCTAACAGCACCACTACTTCTGGTGGTTTCTACATCTCTAGCGGTGACTCTGCTGCCGGCCGCACTGGTTACCTGGTTGTGGAAGTGTGCTACATCCAGCCCGACATTGCTCCTGGCTACGAAGACATCGAAGGTTATCTTCTGGGTCGCACCGTTAGCTGATTAGGTTAAACTAGGACCAGGTAACTACTGGTCCTATGACAATCACTGCGACAATGCTTTATCAGCATAAAAAAACAGGTGCACGCGTCAAAGTTGTAAGCGAATGGGATAACGGCGATTGGTACATGGTCGAAGATCAGGACGGTCGCCTTTACACTGCTTACAAAACTGAGCTTGTGCCTGATGAAGAGGCTACCAAAAAGGTAAAAACTCTTCAAGTAAAAGATAAAGCTGCACAAGAAGAGCCGCGAACTTTCCCACCGGACGTGCGTTTAAACATTAATGCAGCCACCGCTCAAATGATCGCTGATCATATTAAGGGTGTTGGATTAAAAACTGCTCGAGAGATTAAAGACCTTCAAATGTCCTTATCGGGTGAAAGGTTCCATACCCTCGAACAACTGCGACAGGTTGGACGTATTGATTGGGACGCAGTGTTTGCTGCTGATTTAATTAGGGTTTAATTCTCATCTCCAAGTACTGCCCCTGGGAAACCAGGGGTTTTTTAGTTTTAAAATAAGAACATGGCAAAGATAACACGCATAGGGCAACTTGGATCGACCGGGGTTTCTTCCGGCCCACATTTGCATAGCTACGTATTAAACCTTGAGACTAATCAATATGAAGACCCTGGCGCCCATCGAAGTAAATTTTTAGGTGTAAGGGTCGGGCCAAATCGAGTACCTAAGTACATTGCGGATGAAAAAGGCGGATTGCAATTAAATCCGGCAGCCGGCCTTACGATGACTTCTGGTTTTGGCCCACGGAATACAGGAATTCCTGGAGCCAGTACATACCACCGGGGTAGAGATTATGCGGGTGCAGAAGGGACTGAGATTTTTGTAGAAGGAGACATCAAGTTTGAGCCCCATCCCAATCAAGGGGGCTATGGTAATTTAGCCACCTGGACAACAGGAGATGGTAAGTATGAGCTTGGATACGGCCATATGAAGACGCTGGGAGAATCAGCTGACCTTACTGAAGGTAGAGTAGCCGATCCATCTGGCTCTGGTATAGACCCCAAAGAGTTTTTAGTTGGTTATCTCCTTGGCACAGGTTTTGCAGGTACGCCGAAAGAAAGTGCAGCCACTCAGATGAAACGTGGATTTGTACAGCAGTTATTGCAACCGGCTGACAATTCCGACATGTACATGCAATTACTTCAGTCCATGCCGAATCCGTACGCTGGTTAATTTACTGCATCTATAATTAAAAACATACGGAAGTAAGCTGTGCAGCTCAGCGATTTTGACAAAAGTAGGGTCCGGTACCACCTGGGCTACTTCACGGTTTCCGTGCCGGCGGGTGACTACGCCCGTTTAGAAGAAGCTCTTAACACAGTACCTGATTCTTATTTTTACGACAAGATCGCAATTCAGATTGGCCGTTGTGATACGGCTGAAAAGAAAACTGAAGTTGCTACTTCTCCTTCCACTAGACTCGAAAGTATTGCTGGTGACGTTGACCGTACTATTCGGTCGAGTAATGCCAAGGAAGCGCTGAAAGTTTGGGACGAGATTTATCTCTACGAAACTAATCGCTTGGCTGGCATTCTTTACGTCCCTAACTACAAAGATCCGTTCCAAGCTCGTTATCGTTACGAACGCTCTGGTGCTGAATTTATCCAGGCATTACCTGGACCTGCCGACACTGCAGTTGGCTCACGTCTTTATTTACATGAAGTTTGGAGGTAATCATGCCTGTTCCTATTAATCGAAACAAAGACACTGCTCGAGAACAGCGTTCCAGGGAACAGCAAGCTGTTTTAAATAAGCTGCGTGGAGGCGGCGTTATTTCTGGTGCACAACCAGCCAATCCTATTATTGGCGGTATCCAAAGTTTATTTGGTGGCGCAGGCAAGGGTGCTATTCCTACGTTAGGAGCTGCGCAACTTGGTGGTCAAGAAGTCTTAATGAATAGAGGGGGCTGGAGTACAAATCGTGCTGGCAGCGGTCCAATTAACGTGGGAGGACAAACTTGGTATCCCGCTCAAAGTGGCGAAGATCTGGTTTACAAACGGGCACCTGGTTTAGTGGGCGGTCAATACGGCAGTCTTTTTTCAGGTGGACAAAAACAGCCTCCGGCAGCATCTCGTCCAGGCGCCGAACGTGCGTACCAGCAAGAAGCTTCACGCGTTGCCCAACTCACCGCACAAGACCCTGAGCTTCAGCGTTATGAAAAAGCACGGGAAGGTGCTAAAACTCAGGCAGACATGAATGCTGCCCGTGATATTGGCATGCAGATCTGGCAAGAAAAGTATGGCGGCACCAAAATGGCCCAGCCTGGTGGTGCAGTGGGATCTTTTAATCCTTTAATGCAATCTACATTCGGTTATCAAACCGGAATGGCGCCAGGTCAAGTTTCCGCGATGCAGCAAACTGCAGCGCCAATTCCAGTTGCTCCCGGAGAAGTTCCTTACTTCCAAGGTGATTTAGGTACACGAGCTACTCTTGAAACAGGATATGATCCCGCAGCATATGGTTTAACACCTGGAAAGATCGAAGACATGAAGTCAAAACTGCTTAAGCAAGCAGCCGTCAACAGTGCTTCTTCAGTAACAAAATAACCATCTGGCATTGCACAGCATGTAAGCCCAGCCAACTGGACACAGATCTCTGATCTATGGGTGCCAGTGTAGTTGCTTTAAACCAATGATTCTCTGTCCTAAGTTTGTTAAACGTACTTTGACCTATCTAGCTACGGCCCTTGCGCTGCAAACCGTATTTATCCCTGGTCTCAAAGCAAGTTCAAATTGGGTAGGAGAAAGTTAAACCAGACGTTATGGCTACGCCTAAAGTTGGTATTCTTCCAAATGAAGAACGGATGGCAATCATCCGGGGTGCCAGGGAGCTTGGCTTGCATCCGTATGAGTTCGGTGCATTCCTATCGCTTGAGTCTGGCGCCAACATGGACCCTAATATTGTTGGGGGTGCGGGCGGTCGCCATAAAGGCTTAATTCAATTTGGTCAAAACGAACAACAACTCTATGGCATCTCTGGACCTCAAACCAGGGCTGGCCAAATGCCTAAAGTTCTTCAATACTTTAAAGACCGTGGTTTTAAACCCGGTCAAATGGGTATTGATCGCGCATATGCAACAGTGCTTGGTGGAAATCCAAACGTTTCGTTGAATGCCAAAGATTCTTTTGGTACTTCCGTTGCAGGTGTTTTGCCGCGTTTCAAGCAAGGTGGAGATCTTTATAAGAACGCACAACGTGTTCTTGGTGATATTCCAACTGATACGGAAACGGTTCAACAGCAGCCTGGCAAAGGACAAGACGTATCTGCCGGTAGTTTTCTCCAAGGGTTTATGTCAGCCATGGCTGGCAATCAACCCAAGGAACTCTCTGTGCAGGATTTGGTAAAACAAGAGTTAATGGCTAAGCTGTTAACTCCTGCGCCAGAAATGGATCCGCTTGCTTTTTTGACTAACATGAACCCTTATGGTTAAATCACGTTAGAATTGGAAAATCAGTAAAAGCGCAGTAGAACCTTGGCCTCGACTAGCACAAACAAGCAGCCCCTGTTGGTTGATCGCCCACTGTTTGATTCAGTGCGTGTCACAACTCAAACTGTAGGCAGTGCTTCAGCTAACACACTGTTTGTCCAGGGGGGCCAGGCGCCCTCCATCTTGGTGGACATGGACGCCAACCTTAGCGAAGACAATAACAGCGGTGGTGTTGTTGATTCCATCAGTATTGTCCGCAATGATTACTACCGTGATCCGGACTACACAGTAGCCACCGCAACCTCTGGCACTCCTATTTCGCTGACCAGCGGTCAAATTGTTTTCATCTCTCAGACTGGTGTTCTTACCACCCCTGCTCAAAGCGGGTATGGTTACTACACCTACACAGGGGCAACTACCCTGACAGGTATTAACACCAGCCTGATTTACTCGGGCGGCATTGGAAGCGGCTTTAGCTACAACGGCATTAAGTACGGATACCAGCCCGAAGTAACTTTTGTTGTTTACCAGACTCGCGGTACGACCACACCCATCCCTGCCTCTGGCGACTACAAAGTTGTCTTTGCCAAGCGCGTGCCGGCTGATGCACAAGAAGTCGACTGTGCTGACGTGATGCCTCAACTGGCTGCTCCTGTTGTTTCCGCAGGTAACACCACAGGACTTGGCCAAACCGCACCGCTGCGTAACAAAGGCATTTACCTGGAGCGTGGCGACCGCCTCTACATTGGCGTATTTGCAGACGGCCCGAACATCTCTGGATATATTCCTGGGGCGCACGTCTACGCACAAGGCGGCTTCTTCTAAGTCATGTCGCCCAAAAAGGGTGATCTCTTTGGTAACTTCAACCAAAAGATTGATTTTAAACTAGGCGCAATTAAACCAATCTCTACGGAATTTTCTGTTGGTGCGGTGCCAAACTCCATTGTCGCAATGGATCGGGAATCATCCTGGGCACGTTGGCGCCGTGGGTATGAACTTGCTGTAACGGTAGGCATCCAACGAGGGTTAACATTCCCCTTCCGCTACACAATGCCAACACCACCAGGAACAACGATTCCTCCTGGTAACCAACCGTTAATTGTTGGTGTTGTACAAGGCTTTCCTACAGCACGCAGGGAATTTGGCATCCATTGGACTGGTTGTCGTGTAGGTGCACTGCTGCGCTTCGATAACGTATTTGATTCCACTGGGACTAGGGCAAGTGTTGCCATGGTCACAGAAGACGCTGATTATTGGTACGTACAGCTTGCCGGTACCTGGAGCATAAGCAACCCACTCCCAGCCCCTCTCTACGTGCCTCCTGTGGGCAGTAACGCAGCTCTCAAGCCACTGAACGGCGAAGTAATTGAAGACCGCCTCCTGGAGCCCGGTGGGACGCCTTTAACAAACGATACGTTAAACCCAGCCACCAATAAAAAATACGGTTACGTTCAGGCATTACTGGTGGATGTAAACGGTCCAGCAGGAGTACTGACGTTAAAAAAAGCAGGATCCTTTGAGTCAACACCTGATGGTGTGTATGTAACACCAGCAAGTCGTCCGCCTGCTATCGACAGGTTCCTGACGCTTGGCACGAGATACGCTTGCACCTGCCAAGATTTCAGCCGCCGTAGTTACGCGTATTTCCGTGACATGAAAGGTAGCTCCACAAAGCGCTTTCCTTATACAAGGCCATCATCTTTAAAGTATGGGCGGCACGAATTAATTACGGATGCAGACGGAACTATCAATAACAATGCCGAAACCAGCATTGATAAAAACCGCAGGCTTTCACTTACGTTTGAATCAATTGATAACCCTGGGGTGTTCAGTGATTTTGGCGGAAGGTATTTGCGGAACGTACCAAGCGTAGGGGCAGCAGAAGGCCCTGGTACATTTGTTGACTACAAAGCTGTTGATAATCAGATTGTTAGTTTTGATGACTACTGGACGCCGTTGTTAGATGAGATGCGATACTGCAAACACATCTATGCACTGCGCTTCCAAGAAGGCATTATCCTCCCTGAGCCGTCTGACGTACCTATTGATATGGACGAGGGAATGGTCAGTTGGGAACAGAAGCTTGTCAATGAATCAAGCACGATGAAAAAACATTCGGAATACGTAGATTCAATTAACGGCTTGAAGTATATGGACCTTCCGCCTAGTAATTTCCAATCACCGCAAATGCTTCCAATGATGCAAAAGCTTTTAAACGTGCCGACCAGTTTTATTAAGCGTGCTAACTTTGAGATACAGCGTAAAGACGGAGCATTCACAAGTGGCTGATTTTGGAGACGTAGTAGAAACTAAATACGTGTTGTCAGCTGAGCAACTAAACGCCAGCGCCTTTGGTAATAGCACCGTTTACTACAGTGGCAGTCCAATTGTATATGCCCCTGGAGACGTAGTTAATCTTCCTTACACCAGTGGAGAGTTGTCCACAATGGAAGCAGTGGGCTTAGCTTGGGCAGCTTACGCAAGTGGAATTGAGCCTGAATAAAAAAACAGCCCCGTATTACCGGAGCTGTGATTACCCACCCTTTGCCAGAACTCACGCCATAGCGGCGAGCTTCTCTTGTTTGGCCAGGTGCTTACGTACTGCGGCTACGTTCCACAGATAGCTATCCCGTGAACGTGTGCAGTCAAAAGCTGCGAAATGCGGTCCCAGCTTCAGGGTACCGTCATCGCGGTACTTGAAGAGCGTCTTGCGGTCAATGCCAAGGATCTCTCCTACTTGCTGGGCAGAGACCCAACCTGGATGCTTAGCCATGGAAGCGGCAGTGGTTACCTACGTACCTTACACGGAGTCAAGATGGTGTCAACAGTCTTAAGCAAATTTTTATCTTGTTTCTTTGCGGGGAAGAATGCATAGGGAAATTAGAATCAATTAACGGCAATTGAAGAGCATGTTTTGCAGCCAGCACGAGCCCCTTGCCCTGCTAGTTGAATTAACACCAAAACTTGCCAAGAAAAGATTTAGAGAAAGTATATACCAAGCCTGGAACTATCAATGCGGCTATTGCGAAGAGCAAGCAACAAGCTTAGATCACGTTGTGCCACGATTTAAATCCGGGTGCTCCAACAGAAGTAACTTGGTTCCAGCATGCACTAAATGCAATGCAAACAAGGCATCAGCTGAAATGGAGTCTTGGTATCGTCAGCAGTCCTTTTTTACAGAAGAAAAATTGGGTAGAATAAAAGCTTGGATGGAACCAGACGGTTTCAATTTGATTGATCTTCAGCTACGCAAAGAAGCCTCATGATTCGTTTCGAGACTGTCAACGGCTTACTAAAGCCTGTGTTGCCTACCGATGCGACAGGTGATGAAGTCAAAGCAGCGGATACAATTGCACAGCGTTTAAACAAAATTCAAGGCTCTGGTGAAAACTACAAAACCTTAATGGAGTCTCTTGACAAAGAACTTCAAGGGAATAACAGCAACGCTCGGGACTACATTGACGCCGAAACAATCACGGCGGTTGAGAATTTTTATCAAAAAGCAACAGGGTTAACTCCCTGGGATTCTTCCAAGCACGGGGTGCCTCTCGATAGTTTTAACGCAAAATTTTACGCGCAACAGGTTCCAGAAGAAGTTAAAAAATGGAACGAGGCTGCCACTGCGGTTTCATTTGGAGGCAAGAAAATTTCAGATATTGATATCACTAAAAAATACCCTGATTTAGATTCTTTTTTGCATTCAGAATACACATTTGTCGGTGCGCCAGCAGGTCTTTTGGGTGAACCCAGAGATCTTGAGGTTTACAAAGAAACATTAAGGGCGCCCACCGATGCGGAACGCCAAATTTTGCGCGAAGCATTACTTGGAAAACCCGGAGGCGCAGAATCTCTTGCCGAAATGGCAACACAAAACTACATCAATAAACAAGGAGAACAAACCTTTGGTGCTTTATCTGCTGATGCATTAAAAGCAACTTTAAGCGAATATGCAAACGCACTTAAAAAACAGCAAATGTCTGACATGCTTGAAGGCATGGGCATGCCTAGTGTTGGCAACATTAAACAAGACATTAAAAACGCAATCCTTGGTGATAGTGGCGTTGGTGGTTACATGAATTTTGGAGCCGGTTCTAATATCGGCAAAAGTTTGTCTGACAGCTTAGATCATAGTCTTGGCATGGGTTCGTCTGTCCAGTACAACTGGCAAAAGTGGTTTGATGAAACCTTGGCAAAACGATACGAGGATCGTTCTCAAATTACAGACCCAACAGATGCGTCTAAAACATATGAACTTGAAAAAGAATTTGCCAAATCTTTTGTCGAAGATTATTTAAAGCCTAGATTCGATACATCAAAATCTATATCTGAATTTGTTAGCTATATGGATGTAAAGGATGACGAGCAAAACGTTCTACAAACACAACTTGCTTCTAACGCGTTAAAACAATATGCCAACGAAAAGGCCAAAGAATTTATTGCTAGTCTTGGAGCCGCAGCAACACAAAAAGAATTTGACCCAAATTTTTACTGGAATCCAGAGCTGCTGTCCGGAACAGATGTAACAAACAAAAAAAGTGCATACGAACAGCAAAAGCAAAATGTTCAAGATTCTTGGGACAAACGCAATACAGACGAAGATGTAAAAAACGGCAAATCATGGAAAGAACTTGCTTATGAATATGGCGTTGATCTAGAAAACAAAAGCGATTTTGCTCGATTACATTATTCTGTTATCGGCAAAAATAAAAACTACGACCCGGTTGCCGATACCTACAACAGACAAGATCTTGCCGCTTTTATCCAGGGGCCTCTTGCAGAAGCTTTGCAAGGTAAAAAAGCTTCTTTTGGTAATCCGGTGTTTCTTGATTTTGTTTCAGCAGAACAAAAAGCTGCTGAATTTGTCGATAAAATAAATATTTCTGATTTGCCCGAAGATATAAAAAAACAATTAGAAGGCCTTGGCTATGACACAAGTACAGATTCTGTTGCAGAATTGCAAAGTGTTTTAACTGGTCTTTTAAGCACAGATCCTGCTTTTCAAATACGTGAAAGCATTAGGCAATTAAACGAACAACGTATTAAACCAACGCAAGAGCAACTAGGATTTGGTTATATCCAAAGGGACTCAGACGAGAAAGTTCAGGCTCCTGCTGGTGGCAGTGCATTGTTTGATGTTTTCCAAAAGGCTGGGTATGGCGGAAGCGAAAGCGAATTTTACGCTGAGTTTTTTCCTGATGCTACTGAAGAAGATAAGAATTTAATGTCTCCAGGCTCAGGTAAATCAGGATCAACTAAAGGCGTGCAAGGATTAATGGGATTCAGTATGCCAGATTTTTCTGATCCTTTTGCAGCAATGGGTTCACTGGATCAAATGCTTTCAGATGATAGTATAAACAAGAAAGAGACGTATAAGCCGCGTCGGTCTAATTATTTCAAATACTTTACAGAAGAAGAAGACGAAGAAGCGCCTTCTTTCTTTGGGGGTGGAATCGGCTATTTATTTGGTTAACAAACATGTCAGATAAATCACGTAAAGCGGCCAGTGCTGCAAAAATTCACAAGGATTCCATGGAGTGCAACAAGCCTCGGCGAGACGTGCAGGGGGGTAAAAAGTCTGTTGTAAAAGCATGTGAAAACGGGCAAGAAAAAATCGTACGTTTTGGTGACGCCAACATGGAAATCAAACGAGACAACCCAGAACGTCGCAAAAACTTTCGTGCCAGACACAACTGCGACGAACCCAAGAGCAAGTTGACGGCTGGTTACTGGTCGTGCAAAGCCTGGTGAATTAGGCTAAACTGCTGACGTTGCTACCTCAACACCATGGCAAAACCCAAGTCAACCTCATTGGTCAAAATTGAAGCCAAGCCTAAGCTCACCCGTCAAGGCGACGGCAAGCATTCCAAGCCCAGTCACGGCCGCAAGCTATCTCGTGGTCAAGGTAAGTAAATTGTGTATGATTGGAGGTAATTGTAGTTACCTCCATGGCGGATCTTTCGCATGCCGTTAACCTAATTCGTAAATACGAAGGGTTTAACGAAAAAGCATACCCCGATCCGTCATCAGGCGGTGAGCCATATACCATCGGGTTTGGGACTCAGTTCTATCCCGATGGTGCTCCCGTCAAGCGTGGCCAGTGTTGCAGTAAAGAAAAAGCACTAGAGTATCTCTTCCATGAGGTCTCTGTTATTGACACGCAGCTTTCAAAGCTAAACCTTGGCCTTGATGACAGCATGCGTCAGGCTTTGCTTTCATTCATTCATTCCATTGGCTGGGAGCCATTTTTGTATGGACGAGTGATTGACTGCATTGAACACGAAGATTTTGGCGCAGCTACAGAAGAGATCGGTCGGTGGGTCTTTGATGAAGACCACCAAGTAATTGGGAGCCTGCTCCACAGGCGTCGTGAAGAATCTCATCTTTTCCTTCGGGAAGTTGGTGCCAACACCTTGTCTTCTTCCGATGTACTGCTTGCTGCATTCCGCAACTACACTGCTGCTCCGCACCAGGTAAAAGCCATTCGCTTCCTGGAGCAGGGACTTAGCCCGTACCTTCTTGCACAGTTTGCCAACGAGTTTCGAATTGACGATGATCTCTGGGACGATTACACCAGTGATGCCGTCAATTTGGAATTCAGCAGCTAGGCTTAGAATACTTGCAGTAAAGAAATGCAAAGCGGAATGGAGCGGTCAGTTGAACCCAGGGAATTTGAACTTCCCCTAGAACTCCAGTTTGCGATGCGCAAAGCTGAGCTTCAGGCTCAAGAGATGACCTGGGACGAGCTTCACGCCGCTTTGCTGAACCTTTACCACCAACGCTTGATGGAATGGTACGCCATTCGGGACATCATGGCGTCTGAAGACATTGAGATTGACTGGGATCACCCAACCGACATTGAGCTAGCAGAACTCGCCGCCGCATGCTTGTACGACGACGAGGATGAGGACGAAGATACTTGTCAGCCTTTCTGAACTTCGTCCAACTCAACTAGCCGAGAGAGGTACCACTGTGCTTTCTTCAGTGATTCTGTCCCGCCTTTATGTTTCTCACGCCACACATACTTGGCGATATTGCCCTTCAGGTATCCGCGATACTCTTCGGCGGTTAGCTGGGCCTCGATTGCTTCGATACATTCGATCCCTCCGTCAGCGTAGTGCGGGGGATGATTGACCAAGTCCTCCTGGATAACAGGAGGCTTTTCTTTGGTGGCCCAGGGCACTGGGCACACACCATCTTTACATCCGTTATCGTCTATCGGAGCAAACCACGACGTTTCGCCGAAAGCAACTTCTCCGATTCCCCTGGACCCTGTAGCTCCAGCACTAAGGTCTTGGGACGGGGCGATGCTCCCATTGACATCCCCTGCTCCATCGAGGGAATGTACCCCGTCGTTCCAAGCCGTGCTCCCTCGAGATTCAACGGATTCCTTTCGAGTCCCTGCTCGCATAGCGTCAAGCCCCTGTTATACATGTCATACAATGGTACATCATTTTCTTCGTTGTCAAGAGGCGCACCGAAATCTTCTTCAGTAAGACAACGACAGTCCAGTTCATCTTGAACAAAGCTATCCAGGAACCCTGCGGCGGAATGCATCACGGTGTTTAAGCGATTTACTTCTCTTACAATGATAAGATGGCAAACACTTATAGACCTACATACGATCCAGGTGTTAACTCTGGAACTTCAGGCGCCGAAGTATCGGATCTAAGGCCGGAGCAAGCGTATGACACAGATATGCGACGTGTTGAACCACAGGAGCGTTCAGCCGCAGCTTCGGTCAACAGCAAACAAGACCGTGTTGAAAAATTTATGCGGGCAGCAAAAACTGCTGGTGCATACCAACAAAGGTCTCAAATTGCTGAACCTACCGTTTTTAATGAAGATGGCGATGCCTATGGGACTGTAGGTAGTACGGCATATTCTCGTAAACCACAGTCCCAATTTGGCAAGGCGTTTTAAACCTGAGAGAACACCACGTTATGTGGTTGATCTTGATACTTGCCCTTCCGGTCCTGGTAGCTAACCTCGCAAGGGTTGCCCCGGTAGAAGAGAAGTTGAGTGATCCCCTCGTTCGCGTAGATGCGATTAAACAGTCCGGTGCAGTTGCTGATTTCTAGCGTCAGGTAACCTTCCCAGCCGCTTTCAGCAGGCGTGATGTTGACCAGGATACCTGAGCGGGCGTACGTAGATTTGCCCACTGCAACCACAGTGACATCACGTGGCAGCTTCAGACGTTCTTGTGCAACGCCCAGACAGTAGCCGTACGGAGGGAGCAGGAAGTACTGACCACGTTCGTCTTCCAGGAGATCTGCAGGTTTGAGGATGTCAGGATCAAAGTTCTTTGGATCACAGTCCCCAGCCTGGACCTTACCAAAAATCAAGCATTGACCAGGGGAAAGCCTGATGTCATAGCCGTATGAGCTAAGACCATAACTAAGGAGCTTGCGTCCGTTTTCCTTGTTAACTAGGTGATCAACAAAGGGTTCAATCATCCCCTTTTCTTCGGCAAGTTGCTTGATCTCCCAGTCGGCAAGGACGCTCATGGTTTCCTGTAATCGTCTTTCAGTATACCCGGTTCAAGAAAGGATATGCCCACGTTCCGAGTAAATGTCTATAAACCTTTCGGTCGCTTTACCTGAGGAGTCCATGGGAGGCAGGTACACAAGAAAAGAAGTGCACGTTGTGGCAGCTTCAATCTTTCCTTGTCGATGGCGATTGAGCTTTGGTATTGTCTTCAAAATACACATGGGAAATTTGAAGATCTTAGGCTCGTAACGAATCATGTCAGGGCAGTTGCTGAAATAAAGACCTTGCTTTACCTCACCCGATAACCATTCGTGGTATAGGCGTCGAAACCATACGGCATGGGACGAGGTTAACGACAGGGCCGAAGCTCTGGTCATCTTCCACTTTTCATTCTTTTTATCCCAGAAGTAGGCACCGGCTGGCGGAAACAAATACACGTTCCCATACCAGAGTTGCGTATTTAACGCATCGTCTGACGGCGTGTAAAACTGTTTGGCCTGCACGTACTCATTAGCAATCCTGGAACTTGCTACGTCTAAGTCGATGCCGCCCATCAGCTCATTAGCTGCACACACAAGGTCAGAGCTGGTAATCCACTCAATTTCCTCGGCTTTAGATTTGACCTTCCGAACACCGTCACTCATTTCTTTTCGTTCACCTTGTTGTAATCAATTTCTAGATAACGCATGCCCTCGTGATCATTGATGAGGTAACCAGCTTTTTCTAGCGGATCAATTTTTTGCGCCGCCCCAAGAACACGCCGGAATGTTTCGGCAAGGTCTCCGTCATTCTCACGTTCACACTGCTCTTGTGCAGAATGCAACTCTTTAAGTGTCATAAAGAACATCGAACGCTCTTTGTTTTGGGGCTGGAAGACCATGACGCCTGGCCCCTCAATTTCCCACATCTTGCAGTAGTGCTGGCCCATGTCGCCAAGAATCAGCTTCAAAGTGCCTTCAAGTACTTTGGCCTTGGTATCGTCCATCTCTGGACCGATGACAGAAGCAATCAGTTTTTCGCGTCGACTTGACATTTCTCTAGTAGCCCCTGGCGTTGTAAAGATTCTAAGAGTTTTTTGGTGGGTTGGTACAACACAACCAACTTGCCAAGGATACCGCGTTTTTTAACAAGGCGCCCTGTGTTGTCTCGTACCTTGTTAAATTCACCTGAGCGAATCAGATACTCAGCAACGCAGCGAAGGCGTCTCTTCAAAGGTAATTCTGCTTGTGGGAATTTACCACAGATCGTATCGGGCTGTAAATCTTGGAACACAAGCCGCAATCGATTTGCCAGGGTCATATTTGAATTGGCGTCTTCCTCTTCGTATTTTTTTAAGTTTTCAAGGTATCGACGCAGGCACCCATCATCAAATGAGCCACTGGGTGGCAGAAACATTTCCACTTGGTTGGCCAGTGACTCAGGTAATGTCTCCTGGTAATTATCGATGGTGACTTCATCGATATCCACAATTTGAAATCGATGTGCCATCACTCAAGAAACTGGTTGGTCGACTTGTACATGTGTGGCCTACTTCGCAGATCACTTGGTACAAGGTCTCGGTTTTTGGCAAAGGACTGAACCAGTTGATTCCAAGGGATCCGCAGTACTGCTTTGCGGTGGGTGCCAGGGGAAACATTGACGTAATGAATGCCTTCTACCCAGCCTTTGTCAGGTTCTTTCCTTCCGATTGCAATCCAATTCCGCACCGTCTGGTCAGATACCCCAAGACGTCTACCACATTCTTCGGTCGAAATATATTCATCTGCATAAGCATCAGGACATAAAGCGTCCGTTTCTCCGTTTGAATAACGGCTATGCCACATGGAAGCAAGGATATTTCGAATTCCTTTTAGCTCTTGCGCAACATCTTCAAGCCCTTTTCTAATTCCGTAACTCATAGCAACAGGCGTTCTGTTTATATGTTAGTCTGTCAGGAAAACCATCTGTGACAATGGAAGAACAAGTTTCACCTAGTCAAGTACCGGTACAGCCACCCGCAAGTCCCCAGATCACACCTGAACAACTGGAGGAAATGAAGGCTATTGCCCGTGAGCGGGCCATCCAGCAGACCATGGCACAACGTGCTGCGCTGTCGCAACAGCCCCAGCAGCAACCTCAAGTGGTTTATGTACGTCGCAATTTGACAGTTGCCGAACTGCTGTTGGTAATCTTGCTTTCCTGTGGAATTGTGACAGGAATTCAAGTTGGCTGGAACACCGTGTCTAATTTACTTCCCCGCATCGAAGTAAAGGTGCGTTGAATAAAAGGCTCTATAATTGAAAACATAGATATATCGCAACAATAGCAGGTGGCAAATAGAAGGATCACGGAGTTCCCGGCCATCAACGGGCTCGACATTAACGAACAGGACCTTCTTACGTTGGTCCATGTTTTTGAAGTGGACCCTACGCTACGCAATAAGAAGATTACATTTGAGCAGTTTAAAGATTATTTAAACATCTACTACGCCTCTACTAGTGGCACTACCTTTAGTGGCAACATTGCCATCTCTGGGAACCTAACCGTTTCTGGACTTGGTAGCTTTGGTACAATTCTTTCTTCTGGTCTCAGCACATTCAGTGGCATTGTTGTCCAAAATAATGCCGTAGTTAGTGGCACCGTAAGTGGCGCCACGATTACAGGTACTAACCTGCAAGGCGTCAACGTCAATGCAACTACTGTTACTACAACCACTGCAACCGGCACTACAGCGTTATTTACCAGTGGTCAGTATCAATCCCTGTCGGGCGCAACAATTACCGGCGAGCAAGGCTCTTTCACCTCTGGGACGTTTGTAAATTTAAGCGGCGCCACAATTACCGGCACAACCGTAGCCGCTACTACTGGTGCATTCCAAACTCTTTCTACACCTGTTCTTAACATTAGCGGAAACCTTTCCGTTGCTAGCGGCTTAACGGTAAGCGGGACTGCACAATTTACTTCGACTGTTCAAGTAACAGGTACGTTATCTGGCACAACAGTGACAGGTACTGCGGCAAGATTTACTACTGTTACCGGTGTTACTGGTATATTCACAACAACTCTTTCTGGCACAACTATTACAGGTACCGCTGTACGAGCTACTTCTATTACAGGTGCAACAGGTACCTTTACGACTAGGGTTTCAGGAGCACTTGTTACCGGAAACACAGGCTCATTTGGAAACGTAAGCGGCATTTCTGGCGTATTCACTCAGTTTCTTTCAGGTGCTGTAATTACTGGTGACGCTGGGCGGTTTACAGTAATTACTGGAGTATCTGGCGTATATACCAATTTATCTGGCGCTACTGTCACTGGAGATATTGTTACCGCTACTAGCATCACAGGTGTGACTGGTGTGTTTACCAGTCGTATCTCAGGTGTAACCGTAACCGGAACCACTGCACAATTTACAACCATCAGCGGTGTGTCTGGTGTATTCACTACAGATCTTTCTGGTGCAACTATTACAGGAGACAGTGTTCAAGCCTCTGGTTTAACTGCTGGCACTGGTAACTTTGTCCGTGTATCTGGAACAACCGTCACTGGTGATACGGGTGCGTTTACAAACCTCACTGGAATTGTAGGCGTATTTACAACAAGTGTTTCCGGGACCACCGTAATTAGCACAACTGTTACGGGTGCAACCGGTACGTTTACTTCGTTGACCGGTACCACAATTACGGGTACAACTGTCAATGCAACCACAGGTGTATTTAATACTCTTCAAGCGGTTAACTTAAGTTTTACCAATACAACGGTCTCCGGTAACTTAACAGTTGTAGGCTCTGGTTACTTTGGTTCTGGTGTTTCCGTAACAGGCACAATCAGCGGTATCACGGTTACTGGTACAAGTGGGCAGTTTACAAACATTACTGCTGACACAGCAAACTTTACAACTGCTACTGGCGTAACCGCAAGTTTCACAACCATCACTGGCGTTACTGTTACTGGCACCACGGCAAACTTCACTAGCGGCAACTTTGTCAGCTTTAGTGGTGGTACTTACATCGCCACGTCAGGTGTATTTGCATCCGGTACAGCCGCTAATCCCTCAATTTCTATTCTTGGAGACGCTGATACAGGGGTGTACTCTCCTGGTGCAAATCAACTAGCAATAACAACAAGTGGCACTGGCAGGCTGTTTGTTGACCCTTTTGGATTTGTGGGCATTGGCAAGGCAGTACCTCAAGATGATCTTCATATTGCCTCTACGACTCCTGCAGTTCTTCTCGAAGAGACAGACGCTGGCACTGATGAAAAATATTGGCGCATTCGTGCGGAAGGAAGCATTCTTCGTTTTGAAGGCATCAACGATGCGTTTAACGCAGCAGCTGCATGGTTAAACGTCACACGCACCACTGGCGCACGCACTGTTGACAACATTGCGTTTAGCACTGGCACTACCGAGCGTTTGCGTATTACCTCCGCAGGCAACGTAGGGATTGGCACCAGCATTGGCACTTGGACTCCTGGAGTAACACTTGACGTGCGTTCTGGTTCCAACAACACAGCCGTCGAAGAAATTGTTGCTTTTGCACGGCCAGACGCATTAGTACGTGCATCGATCAACAAAGGCATCGTTTCTGGTAATGGCATTTCATTTGGCACTACTACAAATCATCCGCTTGCATTAAGGACAAACGCCCTTGAAAGAATTGTCATTGGCGCTACTGGCACTACCACTCTCACTTCCGATGCATCCACTGCTCCTTTTATTGCAAATATTGGCGCTAGTGAAGTAGCTCGCATCGATTCCAGTGGCAAGCTCTTAGTTGGTTCGACTCTTGCGCGAGCTAATTTTGACAACATCACTATTTCCCCTCAGGTTCAAGTAGAGGCAACTTCAAGATCTTTCTCCTCCCTTGCTTTAATTGCAAACGGTTCCACGACTGCCTCCAATCCATACCCGAGCCTGTTTCTTGGCCGCAGTAGAGGAGCCATTAGCACCAATGTTCTAGTCCTGAAGGGCGATACTGTTGGAGGCGTTTCATTTCAAGGGAACGATGGCAGCGAATTTGTTGCAGCAGCTTTAATTACAGGGGTAATAGATGGCGTAGCTGCTGCCGATAGCATGCCAGGTCGGATCGTACTGAGCACGACCCCCGATGGCGACACGACTCCCGTTGAACGGTTGCGTATTACCAGTGCTGGTCGAGTGGGTGTTGCCACAACCGCACCTGCTGCGACCGCTCATATTGCTGGCAACACCATTGTCAGCAACGTTGATCTGGCCAATGCCAGCTACGACAGCGTGTCGTTCTCTGTGGCAACAGAAGAGACTAGCCCAACGGGTATTTTCTTTAGTCCAGATGGACGCAAGATGTATGTCGTTGGAAGTACTGGCGATGACGTTAATGAATACAACCTTGCCACTCCCTGGCTTGTTTCTTCGGCTGTCTATAGCACTGTATTTTCCGTGTCGGGGCAGGATACAAGTCCGCAGGATTTGTACTTCAGGAATGACGGGAAAAAGCTTTACATTATGGGCGGCACAAATGATGCTGTTTATCAATACTCGTTAAGTACCCCCTGGAGTATTGCAAGCGCATCTTACGACAGCATTTCATTTGCAGTTGGCACGCAAGACATTTCGCCTAATGGAGTATTTTTAAAGCCTGACGGCCTGCTTTTATACGTATTAGGCAGCGCAAATGATACTGTTTATCAGTACACATTAGGCACTGCCTGGAATGTCTCAACAGCAGTAGTATCTGGTTCTTTTAGTGTTTTAGCGCAAGAAACGAGCGTAAATGCAATTAGCTTTACCGCTGATGGTTCCCGCATGTTTATTATGGGATCCACTGGAGATGATGTAAATATCTACAATTTAACTACCCCTTGGGACGTTACCACCTCATCGTTTGTAACCGTATTTAGTGTTGCAGCTCAAGAGACTGGGCCCAATGGTTTGTTTGTTAAACCCGACGGCACTAAGTTTTACATTATCGGGACCACCAACGACACTGTATACCAATACACTATTCCCAGCGCCACCATTGATCTCACTGGTACTACCAACATTAATGGCAATGTTAACATTGCACAAAACTTAACAACCAATGGAGAGATTGTTGGTGCAGGCGCATTAACGCTCAGTACTGCAGACACTGGCGACACTCCCACTGCGCGTTTAAACATCACTGCCGATGGAAAGGTGGGGATTGGCACCGCGAGTCCTGCCACCTTGTTACATGTAGAAGGAACTCAATCGGGGGCAGGAGAGGGTATTGCAAGGTTTCGTAATAACCATACGACGACCGGACAACCTTCTTGGGGCATTGGGATCACTCGCCAAAACAATAGTACTAGGGCATTGCTACTTGGCAGCGATGATACTAGCAATGCTGCTATTGCCGTAAATGGAAACTTTTCGACTATTTTTGGCAAAGATGTTGCTGGAGTTTGGTCCGAATACGCCCGCATCGACAGCTCTGGCAGGTTGTTGGTGGGGACTTCTACTGCGCGTAACTTTAACAATGCACTAATTACACCTCGTCTTCAACTTGAAGGGCTAGATGTATCGCAGGCTTCGTTTGGCCTTGCGCGTAATTCAGCCAACACTGGCGGCCCTGTTATTGGATACGGCAAGAGCAGAGGAACAGTTGCAGGATCGATGACTGCGGTTATCCAGAATGATGACCTTGGACGTATTCAATTTCAAGGGGCGGATGGCACTCAACTGCAACAAGCAGCAGAAATTTCTGCTCATGTGGACGGCACCCCCGGCGCTACTGTCATGCCAGGTCGCCTTATTTTCAGCACGACCAGTACGACGCCGGGCGCTTCTCCGACGGAGCGGATGAGGATTACCAGTGCAGGACAGATAACAATTAACAACGCTGACGCTTATGGCAATTTAACTATCAAAAGCTCGTCAACGTTTAACACTAGCGACGCCCCTGGCTCTACAACTTTATACTTAAGCAGCCAAGGTACAGTAGGAGAAAATAACTATGGAGCATCAATAGGTTTTACAAAGATTAACAGCCTGCTCCGACCTGGCGCTGCTATTGGCGTTGTTCAGACATCAGCCGATGAAGACCAGTGCGGCCTCGCATTTTTTACACATAACGTTGCTACAACTGGCAACACAATGTACGAGGCGATGCGTTTAGGGCACGCCGGTACGCTAACTATCAATGCTGCCGCAAGTACTCCTCCAATTGTTTTTAATCAAGGGCCTTCAGAAGTAGCCCGCATCGACTCCAGCGGCAGAATGCTAGTGGGAACATCTAGTGCCAGAACTGTCGACGTTTCAAGTACAACGATGATTCCTCAGCTTCAACTGGAGGGCTTATCGGCAGCGGCCTCCTCATTCTCTATTATTCGCAACGAAGCAGGTTCTTCTCAACCCTATTTGGTTTTGGGCAAGTCTCGTTCTGGATCGCTGTCTGGTGCAACAGCAGTCGTCACCAATGACGCTCTCGGTGCCATTCTGTTTGAAGGCACTGATGGCACTGCAATGGTTGAAGCTGCTTCTGTCAATGCGGAAGTAGACGGTACTGTTGCTTCTGGTGTGATGCCAGGGCGGTTAATCTTTAGTACCACTGCATCTGGAGCATCAAGTCCCTCTGAGCGTTTCCGTATTGCAAGCGATGGTGTAATTGCACGCAACCAGCCAGCTCCTGCTGCTGTCAATGCAACTGCAACGTTGACAATCGCAAACCTTAAAGCAGGCATTATCACCAGTACGTCAGCACTAGCAACCGACATGACGCTGCCCACTGGCACCGACACTCAAGCTGGTTTTAGTAGCACCTATGACAACTTCACCTTTGAGTGGAGCGTCATCAACACAGGTCCCAGCTTGGTGCGTGTGTTGGCTGGTACTGCTCACACTGTTGTTGGTTCTGGTTCTGTTGCTACTGGTACGTCAGGACGTTTTGCTACACGCCGTACGGCCGCTAATACTTTTACCAGCTATCGTTTAAGTTAATAGCCTCCTGTGTGTCTAGGACTAGAATAAGAAAAAACATTTACCATGGCTAACACTACCTGGGATATTGCTCAACTGGAGCGTCGTCTTCCTGATGGGGAAACTTGTCCTGATGGTGCTATTTACACCGTACATTGGACTGCTTCCCTGGAAGAAGACGGTGAAACTGCCAGTGCCTATGGCAGCGTTGGCCTTGGTGAACCTGGGGCTAAAAACTTTACTCCGTTCAGCGAATTGACTAAAGAAGAAGTAGTGAACTGGACTCTTGCTGCCCTTGGTATTGATCAAGTTGTTTCCATTGAAGAAGCACTTCACAATCAAATTCAACAGAAGGTAAACCCTACCTCCGCAACTGGTACTCCTTGGTGATTTTTTGTTATACTTTGTAAAGTCACTTGTTTAAAATGACCTGCAAAAAGTCTGAACTTGTCTCTGCCATTAATTCCTTTAGCTCTGCACGTGTTACTGGTGACGGTAACCTTATTGCTTTTGCTGGCAACTTAGTTGGCCAACTCCTTGAAACTATTGAGTTTGAACCGGAAGAGCCCGTAGAAACTACTGAGACCGAAGTCGTCGAGTGATTCGGTACACCTGACTTAGAGTTGATAAAAAGCTCTAGGTCGATGTCTATTAAACTTGTTGACGCGGCACGTTATTTCAAAGAAGAGCCCCATCAAATCGATGCGTGGAATTGGCTCCAGGCTCAGATTCCTTCTGAGGCCCTGGAGTCTTTTGCTACTAAGTATCGCACCGAGCCAAAACCTGTAGTCACTTACCCCAATACTTGGGAAGGTGTCATGAAAGCAGGAAAAGATGCTGGTGCAAAATACCCTGAATGTGTTACTGCCCAATGGGCGCTCGAATCAAACTGGGGTAAAAATACTTCAGGCACACACAACTACTACGGCCTTAAAGGATCTGGCACAACGGTTAATACTCAAGAATTCATTAACGGTCAATGGGTAACAATAAAAGCCAGGTTTATTGACTTTCCAGATCTCTATACCTGCACTTGTTACTTAGTTGATCGCTGGTATAAAGACTACGGCACATACAAAGGTGTTAACCGTGCCACAAGTAGGAATAGCTGTGCCAATTTGTTGGTTGCCGAAGGATACGCTACAGATCCCGGCTACGCAACAAAATTAATTCAGATCATGGATCGACAGCTTGGTACGCCAGGCGTCAATGCAACGGATTTAACAACTGCCAAAACTCTGTCTGTACCTTACTTCTATCAACTTGACAATCAATCTGGCACGGGATACCGCGAATGTTTTTCATCAAGTTGTGCAATGATCGCAGCTTATTACGGTTTGGTTAAGTCGGATGATGAGTACAATAAAATCCGTGCCAAGTACGGAGACACTACTGATAAAGACGCCCAGTTAGCAGCGTTGCGATCCCTGGGACTCAAGCCAACTTTTCTTACAAACGGCAATGCCGCATTATTGGAAAATGAGATTCGCAATGGCAGGCCCGTAGCTGTTGGTTGGCTGCACCAGGGCAATGTAAACTACCCTACTGGTGGCGGGCACTGGACTTGCTGCGTTGGTTTCTCTGCTGATTACTTTGTGCACAACGACCCAAACGGCGAGGCAAATATGGTAAACGGTGGGTACGTCAGCAATTCGGCTGCACGTGGCAAAGATGTAAAATACAGCCGCAAAAATTGGCTGCGCCGTTGGGAATGCGACGGTAACAATACAGGTTGGGCAATTACCGTAGCAAAGTGAAACGTAATAAAAATTTAAGGATTCGCATCAATATGTGCTGGGAAGTTGGCGACGAAAAAAAGTGCGTAACCCTCAGTAAAGAAGAGGCTTACGCAACTAAAAAATGGGTAGAAGACAACGATGGCGTTGTGTTCTGGACTCAGGTGTTACCTGATTAATCAACGTTGTTTGGCACGGCCAATCACCAAACCGCCAATTTCAATCAACTTGTACAACTTACGTGCAACCCGATCGTCTTTTGGTGTCGGGGTCAGTGCGCAGATAGCCGAACATGCAGCGTGAATGGCAAGAGCCACTTCAAAGTACTGGTTAAGATGTACCATGAGAGGGATACGGTTTCTTTTATTTTAGACTTATACTTCGTACATGCGACATTCCAGGGCTTCTGGATTGTCATCACAATACTTTTGCCAGGCCAATGTTGGTGAGTGCTTTGGTTTTTGAGTTGATTTTAGTTTTGTTATTAGCCTAAGAAGTTGTTTGATCATGACCTGTTTGTCAAAGGTACAAAAATTTCAGGGAAAGGATCCGTGTCTTGATGCTCATTCTGCCATGCGCTTTTCCATTCAGATAACGAGTGATCGTGCACGGTGTTGAAATACCCATCATCTACGATTTCCACAATAAAACCATACTGTAAAGTTGGGGCTGCTGTGAACGCGTTTTGTGACACAGGTGCGTCTTCTTGAAGAAAAACACCTCCCTCCGTATCTTCTAGTTCAAAGAAAAGGCTTGTATCTGGAAATTCAATAACAACACCTAGCTCATAAGCCAAAGGTTCGTTGCGTGTTGTAGCAACACAGACTAGATAACTACCAGCTTCCAATGGGTAGTATCGCTCGTCTCCACGGTCAAGACGTGAGTTATCAAAGGTATTGTATAAATCAGACTGTGCACCCATTGCCGTATCCATGTACGGAAAATAAGTACTGCCATTATTGTTTACCGAGATAGAGTCCTTACTAAAAATTTCGCGTCCTTCAATAGGATTTTTGTTTAAATCATAGGTTGATATTTGGATGTAATTAGGACGCGGCGGTCCTTTTGCAAGAATGATCCACGCTGGAGACGTGATGTTGATCTGGAACCAATGATTGTAAGTTCCTCCACCAAAGCCACCGTTTGAGTTTTGATTTGTATCAGCACGCCCAACAACTTTGTTTTGCGGCCCCAGGGTGCCCTTTAAGTAACGAAGCGATGTATTGCTAAACGTACCAAGTACCAATGGGTTATGGACACTCCGCTGGGCTTGTGCGTTTTGATTGCGAGACATTATTACAGCTGAGACTATGCATTACTTCAATCATAATCGGGGGTATTTTTGTGGGCCAATGGATGTTGAATAGTGCGTTTGTACTCTCGCTCCGTCAATAGCGTTGGTACGCCACGACGACATGCTTCGCTATAAAGCATTAACTTCTCGTATTCGAACTCAGGGAAAAACGGATGAATATTACCAGGGGGAAACACTCGATTCCAGCTCGTAATCAAGTGCAATGGATTCAGACAGTCTTTGTTACCACAGGTGCGTGTTACGCGCATAGACCCAACGTCTCCCCATGCACATTGATAGATCAGCTTATGTGCTGTTTGATTGTTGTTTGTTTTGTCGGTCGTCAGATTTCTGTAGGAAGGTAACCCATAACGCCCACGTGCAACTTTCGGTGCTTTCCAGCAATCTTCCACATCTTGTACAGGGATTTGTTTCCAGATCCTGGCGTACTGGTGCTTACAGTCACTGCTTAGGTAGTTGATGTCAAAGCCACAGATATTGCTGCGGATTTTTTGTGCGCAGTAATAACACCAATGCTTTGTCTTTTCCCGGATGACATGGTTGTGAAGGCACGGGTACCCCTTGTAGTAACCATGGGAATCAAGTTCTTCCTTTGACATCTTCTCGATGCCAGGAATGGGAGGGTAGTCCGAAGGTGCCAGGACTGCTTGACGTATGTTGCGGTTGTCCAACGTGTTTGCCATAGCTCAAGCCTCCGTAAGTTTGTTGTTCATTGCAATGACTTCCTCATCGGATAGCCCAACCTTTATTGCAGTCCGGTAATAAGAGCGTTTCACCGGGTTACGTGCTTTCCTTTGGCGCAGAACCAACGTTTTTCTGTTGTCTTTATCAGGGTTGTCGTCACCGTGAACTACGTCTGCTGCGCCGGGATCTTCGCCAGTGCGTAGGTAGTACACAATCCTGTGGGCTACGTAGGCAGTGCCGCAGAGCCAGACCTTGTATACGCCATGTACCCGATCGAGCTTGCCAGCCACATCTCCAGCCTTGTGACGCTGGAACGACATGGTCCAGACCAAGCCACTGGGGAATTCGTCCGACAGTGCCAGGCGTTCTTGGATGTACCAGAGCGGCATCTGTTCCGTGTAGGTGCGCATGAAGTGAGTTGGTGGGCGCTCAACACAGTAAGTATAGCGGTAAACGGGCGTGAAAGTGCGGTATAGCGGGAAAATTCTACATATTTTTACAGCTATACGCTTAATTCAACTTATCCTAGAGAAAAACGAACTTATGGATAAGTTAGGTTTTCCGGAAAAGTTGCGCATGTATAGCTGTAAACTTCTACTTTTCAGGTGTAGTACATCTGTATCCCCCGGACCCCCGGTGTTCTCGCCACCGTCTCATCTTAAGACCAGATCAGTAGAACTTTCCACCTATACATGCCCAACCTTCTGACCAAACCTAACTTATCCATAAGTTCGTTTTTCCTATAAACTAGATGAATCAGGCCTATAGCGGCAAAAAACAAGGGGTACTTTCCAGCTATACCCTGCTTTTCACCACAAAAAAGCCCCCACATGACGTGGAGGCCTTGGCACCAGTACGACTGTACTTACGTTGCACTACCGGTAAGAACACGTTTGCCACGCTTCTTGCTTGGCTTCTTTGGTTCCGGTGTCTCACTCGAGACTGTTTCCTGTTCCTGGAGCAGCACATCCTCGAAGATGCCGCCAAACTGAGACGCAACTGTCTCCCATGAGAATTGAGAATCCGTCACTCGTTCGTAGCAGCGTTCGCCGATTTCCTTGCGGAGTTCAGGCATGGCATAAAGTCGCTCCAGGATCTCTGTCAGGTGATCGGCTGAAGGGCAGGGCATTTCCCTTCCGTAATTGGTATCACAATCGATGTGGTCACAGCGAATCAACTCGCCATAGCCCTCAAAGATCTCCTTACAGGACGTATGATCTGGCACCACCTGAGCCACCTTGCAGGCAGCGTGCTCAAAGTTGACAAGGCCCCAGCCCTCACCCTTGCAGGTATTAACGCCCACATCAACGGCGTTATAGATGACGTTCAGAGCATCTACAGAAACGTTTGGGGGGCCATCCGTTTGGGTGGTCATAATGATCCGGTTGTTCGGGTTGGCGCCAACGCGTTGCATTTCGCGAGCAAAGATTTGCATGATCTCCCAGCCCTGGTCCTTAAGACCCATGTGCAAGTACAGCTTTGCATTAGGTTTGTCTACGGCAAACTGAGCAAATGCTTTGATTGTGATGTCGATCCGTTTACGGAATTGATTACGGTTACCGTTGAATACAATGAAGTCATCCGGATCTAAGCCCAGTTTTTTACGACATTCATTCCGGTCCAGGGGATAGAACTGCCCAGGTGTCACCCCATGGGGCACCACAGCAATGGGCTTGGTAATACCACCACGAATAAATTCGTACGCACCAAATTCTGTATACGAAACAACGGCATCCCAGCTATTGGCAGTATCCGCAAGGCAACCAGTCCAGCCATAGCTGTCCATAGGTGCATAACCTACGAATTTAAATTTGCCAGCCTGATGCAGATCTTTAATCTGTTCATATTGATTATTGATGATCCACATATCGTTGATAGTGAACACCAAATCGGGCTGTTCTTTTTCAACCACTTCGCGGATACGTTGCTCACCAAACGGAGCTACTTGAAACCTGTTTGATGAAGGATACATCTTGTACTCCTGCTGTTGTTCACAGGGATCTCCCCACCAGTTATTGCCTAGCACCACGATGTCAAATTTATCTTTTAGGTGCTTCAGGACATTTTCCGTCACACGTGCAAAGCCAGTCATGGCAACAATGTCACCAGACCACAGAAGTTTAGGTTTTTTAGTCATTAAACAGAAAGTATTCTTGTTTAACTATACCGAAACGGACGGCGTAATCGACCGTACAAGTTCTTTTTCTTCTGATGTTTTGGCTTTGAGTTTTGTTTTTAGGAACTCAGCTGCACGGTGCGTTTCCGTTGTGTCACCACACGTGTAGAGATCGATTGCGGCATACCCAATTTCTGGCCACGTATGAACAGATGCATGTGATTCCGCCAGCAGTGCCAGTAGTGTCACTCCTTGCGGTTCAAATTTCTCACCAATGATGCGTAAGATATTTGCCTTTGCCATGACAAGAGAAGCCTCAAGCAATCGCTGAAGCTCCTCATAGTCATTCAACACTTCTGGATCACAGTCATACAGGTCCAGAATCAGATGGCGTCCGTTACTCACATTTCGGCAGGCATATCATCTATCTTCGCATCACCAGCCTTAATTTTGACGGAACCGTAGAAAGGAATGTACTCTTCCGGGTTGGCAGCCAGCTCAACAATCGAAGGGTAGTCAGTGTATTTGTTGTTACTGTCCCTGATTGCCACGTTGTTGATGCGAAGACCCTGCGTGTTTTTCATGCTATAGGCATTCAGCTTCAACTGATGTTGGATAATGTCCATCAGCAGCACTTCAAAACGAGCACGTGAAATAATGCCGACGTTACAGCTACGGCAGAACTCTGCATAGCTTGGGTACAGCCAGGTGCCCCAATTCATGTAGACACCAGACCCACCGCTTGCAGCTACTTTGCAGTAACCAACAGGAGTCGATTCATTTGGCTCAAACACCACCTTGCTATCCAACCAATCAAGCATGGGGTTAGAACGCAGGGATTGCGCCTTCTCATACTTTTTGAAGAACGGTACATGTTGACTGGTCTCCATCAGGAGTTCCCGCATGTCATCCTCAGTCATGTCCAAGACCCAGTTAACGAGGCCAGGAAGCAGTGGCGCAAACACACCCTGCGGATTCCCCTTGGTATCAAACTTAATCAGCTCCTTTTGCTCGGACTGTCCACCTTCAAATGGACGATCGAACGGAATGGTGAGGCGGCGACGAGCAAGACCAGACGTGTAGTCAGTTGACTGAATAGCTTCGTTGGCGGTAATAATAACAACACCGTGGTACTGGAAGGGATCCATCGCATCGCCCTGATATTTACGCTCAGCACGAATCCAGTCACAACCTGTGATGGCCTTAAGTTTTGATACGGAGCCACCCCAACGGTCGGCATCCTGGAACAGCAGCAACTTTTTATTGAAGCAATATGCAGCTTCAAATCGGTTCTTCTCCAGGTTCTCCATGTCCGTGGAGTAGCAGTTAGCTTTACCAACCAGTGCAACTGCCAGGTTTGCGTAGGTAGATTTACCCGACTTACCAGGTCCAACAATCTCAAGGAACTTCTGAGTTTCGTAGCGACCCAGAAGGGTTGCCCTCAGCCATGCACGCAGCACTTGAGTGCGCTTCCAACTGTCGTGTTGGGTGTGCTTCAGCCATTGGACAATGGCTTCGCATGTAGCAGACGGGTCATACTCATAGGGCATTTGTTGCGTCATGTACATGTTCCGATTAAACGGAAGCAGTTCACGCGTTGCCACATTCAAGATGCCGTTCGTGAACAGCAGGTAGTCAGTGCCGTCATACCACTCACTGAATGCCAAGGACGCCTGGAGCTGAATGAAGACATCATTCATCATGTTCGACGTGAAGCCCTTGGGAAGAAACTTGCCAAGCATCGAAAGATCATGGCGAATCTTGCCCATCGCCTCAATTTTTGTCAGCGGCAACCAGACATGTTGACGAGTGTCATAAACAAAGAACTGGTTATGTGGCAGGCTGTACAGCACATCGCCTTTGTACTTACCTAGGAGTACATCAGCAATTTCAGATGTAGATGGATTGCGTTTGCTTTCTTCTACCGTCCTGACATCTTCGCCCATCCTCATGGCTTCCTCAAGTGAGTTAGCGATATGCCCAACGCTAGACATCAAGCGCTCCTCTTTTTCTTTAGGAATTGTTACGACCATACCTTCGCCTTCTTCAATGGCCTTCAGCTTTGCTGCTGCAGCCTCAAGCGTCTCGTCATCTACGCTTTCTGCCCGATAGTCCTGGGGCACGACAAAGCCATGCTCCTGGGCAGTCTGGATGAGGGTGCCAATGCCACGACCACCGCCTTTACTAAAGGACAGCCAACGCTTGTGACACTCACCTTCCCGATACTTGTCCGACTGTTGCGACCAGTTATCCCAGTCATCTAACAGAGATTCGTCCAGGCTGTGGAGCGACTGACCGATCATGATCCAGATGTCATAATCATCCGCAGCTTCCGGCGGTAAAGCCCACATTGCCTTGACGGCCAGCTTCATGTCACGGTCAACGCTGATCACACTGTGAACAACGCTGCTTGGCATGACGACCCGACTGATCTCAGTCGACGGAATACCATGCTTTACATTCTTGTTAATGATGGCAGCCAGCAACCATTCCGGGAATTCAGGCAGTTCCTGGGACCACTCAAAACCACAGCCTTCTCCCGTAAAGTAACCATCGGTCTCAGGGTGCAGACCCATTAACACGCCTTGGTGCTTCTTCCACAAGATCTCAAGCTTTTCTTTGTCTCCTTCTGCGTGCCACGTATATTTGTTACGCGCAAAATGCTTATGTTTTTCTCGGTCTAAACGGTACAGTTTCCGTTCACGTCCGATTTTGCCACTGAAAATCGTCAGTGTTGGCGGCAGTGCGTCTTGTAGGGGTAATCCGGAGATGTCTTCGAGTAACTTGTAGACACTCGGGCCATCAACATCCACCCACACCAAACCATAAGGATGGTTGTAGACAGGCCCGCCCAGTAGCCCGATGGCTTTGCAGTCTCCCGTGGTAAGTTCTTCTTCAATTTCTCGTACGCTAAAAGGTTTGTTTTGCCAGCCTGCGACATACGGATCCTTGTTACCGCCTAATGGCGTTAACGGCCAATCGATGGGGATGTAGTCGAGACGAATTTCGCCGGGTTTCAGGAGTTGTTGGTTTGCGTTCATTGGGCTTCCTTGGTGTTTTGTAGTTCTACTTTAAAGTCTCGCTCGGCGAACATCCCATCCTTGAGGATGGTAAATGCATGGAGGTGCATGTATGTAGGCAAGAGAAAACAATCCCCATCCATCGCATTCGTCATGCGACTTTGGAGCGTGTTTATCCACTCGCCCATGAAAATCGGAATTTCCACAGGAGGGCTTGACTTGTGTGTCTCTTTATCCTACGGCCGGCAATCTAGGGGCACCATCAAAATTTCGTTAAATCACTAAGTCTTATGAGACTCATCCAAGGTAAGGTGACTGTTTTTGTCGACCTCATCCCAGTCGTCCATTAGCTTGTTATAGACATCTACAGGATCTTTACCAGTCTCAATACAAGACGAGGTTGCGACAGACCATGCGATACGCTTGCGTCGTTCCATGGGATCATCAGTATTCCAGGGCATGACTTAGATCAGATCAGGGTCGTACACATTGCAATGTTCAATCTGTTTGTAGTACTCTTCTACTACTTTTAGCCAGTCACCCCTCAGGGAATCCAAGAACTTTCGGGAAATCTTAAATACTTGTGTACGAACAGGCGTTGACACCAAGATGGCTGCCTGCTGGACCCGCATCCCAAGAGTCTGCTCAATACCTAGGTCATAAGCAGCAAGTTGTTTGCAGGTCTTTTTGAATTTCATGTGACCACCCAAGAGATCACGCCATTCCATCGACCCCTTCTCCAGGTCCTTAGGCCACTTGCGGCTATACGGTTTGACACTGGTCTTGAGGTCAGCAAGCGTCAGTTTGTTCCCTACGACACCAATGATGTCAGGTGAACCCACCCAGGCACGACCCTCATCATCATGGGCCCATACCCTACCAATACCATCTTCCGATAATGTGAATTGATGCTTGTCCAACAGAGGAGTTTCAGCCCATAGCACCTCATCAAACTGATCAAGAATCCCTGGCATACCCGACCAAAAGTCCTGGTACTCTTCAGCAATTTCAGGGTTCTTATCCCCTTTTAGGTAACACTCCATGCCATAGTGGATAGCAGTTCCACGTTCGGCAGCAGCTTCCTTTACGCCTGGATTGTTTTTACTCCACATCTCCAGCTTCCGTTTGTTAGCTTCGGAGGCTGTCTCTGAAATAATTGTAGTTACACTGGGCGCCGGCCCTGTTACAAACGGTGTATGGTAGTGTCGCTTTCCGTTAATTGTAATACGGGCGGGGCGGCTGTTCAGCTCCCGCATCAACTCTGGCTGCTCTTGATATTTCAGCGACCATGGATCGCTTGATTCAATTCTAGCAACCATTGAAGGTTTTGTATATTGCTGTTATCCTAGCGTATAGACCTAGTGACTGACAATGGAAAACCAAAGGCAAACAATTATATGGCTGATTGCCGCTATTGTTCTTGTTGTAGGGGTTGACGCCTACCTGTTCATTGCCGAAGTCTTCAAAAACCAATGAACAAAGCAGTGCTCTGGATCCAAGAATGGTACAACTGTCTCTCCTGGATCGCCCAAGAAATTGTCAGTCGGTATTGCCCCGATCTTGACATGACCAACTTCCCGACCCATCCTGAGGATTACCTCTGGTACGCCGAGCGTTTTAATGGGAGGGCTGCTATGCTTGCCGTGATCTTTATCCTTCAATGGGAGTTGGTAACCCACAAATCCATTTGGGAGTTCATTGGTGTCTATTAATCTCACCAGATTTTATTACGACATTGATGACGAAGAACGCACCGGCATCTTAAACCAAAGCATCTTTGATGATGTTGAAACAGTTAAAGCCGATGCGTTTGAGCTAGAGTTACAATCCAAAGACATTGAATACATTCGAGTCGACCTGTGACCCAAGCAACTGACTGGACCACGTATTTTTCCGAGATCAAACTTAAGCTCGGTGCGCGTGCCAACGGGTTCCAAAAAATTTTCGACCACCTAAATGGGGTCCAAAACCCCATCATTATTGAGACGGGTACCTACCGAGAAGAGAATAATTACACGGGCGACGGTTGCTCGACTCTTCTCTTTGATACGTACGTCAGCTGCCATGGCGGCCAACTGATCTCCATTGACATTGACCCAGAAGCTTGTGAGTTAGCCGCTGCAAGCACCGGCAATAACACTGAAGTTATCGAGTCAGACTCGGTCGAATTCCTTGGCACCCTAGAGGGACGCTGTGATCTGTTGTACCTGGACTCGTACAACATCTCTGATTGGAACAATGATTGGGCACCGGCTGCTCATCACCTCAAGGAATTGTTTGCCGCCAAGAACATCATCAACCCTGGCACCTTAATCATTGTTGATGACAACATCACATCTCCACAAGGTCAGCGTTTAGGCAAAGGGCGCTTGATCCATGAACTAATGGAATCCCTTGGTATCCCTTGCTTCATTGATGCGTATCAAGTGGGTTGGGTCTGGGAAGAACTGCAGTAAACCCTACTGTTTTTTTCGGTCTATCCCATAGTCATATCCACAAAGATACGGCACACTTAACAAAGTATTAAACGTGGGGATAGAATGCGACAAGTACTTCTTCTACCAAGACAGCCCAAAGGTTCTGAAATGACTCTCTCCAATCAGGTTAAGCAAGCTGTTGAGGAAGCCACCGTAAATTTACGTGAGGCCCTTGCGTTTGCTGCACGCACTGAGCATCCCGTAACGATTAACGCCTTGACAGATATTCTCATGCACCTAGAGGCACTGGAGACTATCGAAGAAATTATGGATAAGTTTTGGCAAGCAACACAACATTCCCAATAATTTTGGCCAAGTATAAATTTTCATCGGAGGCTGAACGCCTCCAGAATTATTTTTGCGAACTTGAAGCCAAGATCCCGAATCCTGGTAAGGACTGGGCACGATCTGCCAAGGAATGTAAGTGGCTTAAAATATTAAGAGAAAGAGAATCAAAGTTGAGTGGCACAAGACGATAGCAAGTATTCCAAACCGGAGTTACGTGAGGGCATCAAAGATCGCGTGATGGCCGGCTCCAAGGGTGGCAAGCCAGGCCAATGGAGTGCACGCAAAGCTCAGCTTGTTGCTCAGCAATATGAGAAAGCAGGCGGTGGATATAAGGGTGGCAAGGGTGAAAAGCAAAAGTCCCTAGAGAAATGGGGTAAAGAAAAGTGGCAGACCAAGGACGAGTACAAGAAACGCGGTAAGGCTAAGGCTGCAGCCAAGAGGTATAAAGATGGCGAGTGATAAAGCTATTCAATCTGGTTATACCAAGCGTTACCTACCAGAGAAAGCGTGGGCGTCATTGTCTAAAGAAGAACGTGAGGAGACTGACCGTAAGAAACGCGCTGGCAGTAGAGAAGGAAAACAATTTGTACCTAACACTGAGACCGCAAAGAAAGCTGGCAAAGCAGCCCGTGCATCTAAACGTTATAAAGACAAATAGCTCACGTATACTTAATAAAGATTCCCGATCATCATGGAAAAGAAAAAAGCTATTCCCCCCAAGAAAGCTACGTCTTCTGCTAAAGGCAAAGCTGGTGTATCTGATAAGCAAGCTGAAGCTCGTGAAAAGTTTAAAGAAATGATTGCCAAGAAAAAAGCAACCGCTGCTAAAAAGAAATAAGGTATCGCGCTATACTTTCAGTGCTCAATACACACGTCTCGTCCCCGTAGGTATTGGCGGTAAGTAGTCAGTTTTAAATCTCGGCTTGAGCAACCGAGATTTTTTTTGTTAGAATATGTTTTTAAACATAAACATGACACGCGACAATTTTGGTGGCCGCCCTGGCAAACCTTCAATCAATAAACCCAGCTCTGGTGGCGGCGGCAAAGGTAAAGGTAAAGGCTCTGCTACCCCTTCAATTAACAAACCTAGCTCTAGCAGCGGTGGCAGAGGTAAAGGCTCTGCTACCCCTTCAATTAACAAACCTAGCTCTAGCAGCGGTGGCAGAGGTAAAGGCTCTGCTACCCCTTCAATTAACAAACCTAGCTCTGGCGGCGGCGGTGGCAAAGTTAAAGGTAAACCCGGTGCACCTACATGGTAAAAACATTAAATAAGTTTGTTATAATTCTGAGTGATAGAGGCCAGGTCCCTGTGCGCGTTAGGCAGATAGCCTAGAAGGCGATACACCTGATCCATCATCGAAGTCCTGGGTTTCTAGGCCGGAGGTTTAATTACCTTCGCAGATTGATTCCCTGGTGCGCCCTCGACCCACTTGGCAAGCGCGACGAATCAGTAACACCCCCTATGCTTAGCTCCTATACATAGACCATTTTGTTGGCGCCAACAATATGGTTTAAGGATGATGCACAAACCTGGGGGTCACTCAACCGGTAGTCCAGTGGCAGGACACCCCGACAAGGGAGTTAGATAGCTGGTTCGATTCCAGCACGGTTGATTCACCTGGCTTACTCTTTAATATTTTAAAATGCCAAAGTCAATTACACTTCCCCCACAAAAACGGTTGCATGAATTGTTTGATTACAATGAAAATACAGGAGTTTTTATTAGAAAAACTTCACGAGGAAGAGGTAAAGCAGGACAAGTAGCAGGTAATTTAGATGATTGCGGTTACTTGCTGCTTGTGATTGATGGTAAAAAATATAAAGCACATCGTATTGCGTGGATGTACGTTCATGGAGAAGACCCAGGAGATTTAGAAATAGAGCATATATCACGCAATCCCGCTGAGAATTTTATTTTAAATTTAAGAAAAGCAACTCGTTCTCAAAACAATGCAAATAAAAATAGTAAAGGATTTAGAAAACTTTTAAATGGGAAATATACAGCTCAAATTAGAATAAACGGTAAACAAAAATATTTAGGAACATTTGAGTGTCCTTTACTTGCTCGTCTTGCCTATGAAAAAGCTGCAAGAACATATTTTGGAGAATTTGCAAATTGTTAATCTTGCCCGCCTGGTCCGAGACAATTGGATAGTACGGCTGCTGCGCTGCAGGGCGATGTAGGTTCGAATCCTACCCAGGTGCTTTAGAGTAAGCAGACTCAAGCAAGTCAAATGAGTTACCTCAATCACAACCTGCCTACGTTTACGTGCTACATCCGAAACGAATTCTTATACAACCACAAGCAAGGCCATGGCGAGGTTACGTTGTGCGATGTACACTCAGTAGCCTCCCTGGAGAAGCACGTCCCTTTGTTTGAGGTCTTCCTAGAGAATGGTGTCAACTGGACGAGACGTCCCATACATGCTCTCTGCTGGAAGCCGGACGCCCTTAAGCCTGAGCTTAATGAATGCATGTGGTGGGATTGTTTCTCTCCGTATATTGATGTGCAAGTCCGGTCACGCCTCTCAAACTTACGTGCCCAGCTAATCAATTTTAAAGGGGAGAAGAAGGGTGGAGTCTACATGTTTACCCTTGACTGGTCATGGGAATCTAAATCAACTCTTAATACAAACTTCAGTGAAACACCCGAGCATAAGTGTGCACACTTCTTCCGCATGGACGATGGCAACTTCTATGCGTATCCCAACAACCGGGTCATTTGGTACGATGATGCGTGGCTAAAGAACCGTATTGAAAAGAACCCTGGTTACGAGATTGACCTAACTGAGTACAGCGTAGAAAACTCACGGATGATTGAAACGTCCGATCATTTTATTTACGAGACAACAACCACAAGCGACCAGTGATTTACTGTTATATTTATTGCAGTAATGCTTGGCTTTGGTGCCAACTTCCAAAGAAAAGCTCCAGCGCAATAGACAAAAGTTTCTTGAGTACAAGAAGACTTTGAATTGCCAGCACTGTGGGTTGGATGATCATCGTGTCCTTGAGTTTCACCATGTTGGTGACAAGGACCATAACATATCAAATATGGTTAACCACGGATACGGCTGGCGCCGTATCGAAGAGGAAATAAAGAAATGTATTCCACTATGCTGCAACTGCCATAGACTTGAGCACTGGGTTGGCTAATGCTTAGTGCTTTTTTATTTCATGAATTCAAAAGGATCATAACCTTGTTTTACTAACTGATTGTATAGCTGCTCGTGTTGTTTCATTTTTGCAGCATACGAAGGATCGAGAACTCCTTCCGTAGTTTCTGTTTTTCCTACTGCATTTAAATCTTTTAATTGTTGAGTAGTGTCTTTAAAGTTTTGGATTAAACCTTGATTTCTAAAATCATGAACGGCTTTTTGCGCCCTGGGAAATAGCCCAAAAGGATCCAATGTTTGTTGAACGATTTCTTCGCCTTGTTTTCTTAGGTTGTTTCCATATGAGGATTGACCTTTTTCATCGATGAAAGGACTTGCATAATTTAATTGTTGCGCATATTTAGCAGCAAAACGTTCGGCGCGATCTTCTTCTGGGGCGTCTAAATATTGCAACGCTAAACCACCTGCCACTTGCAAAGGTGCCGGCTTACCTAATGTTTCACTGAGACCTGTTAATGCTCGTCCTGCAACACCTCCATATGAATAGATTTTTTTATCCGCTGGATTTAAATGCCCTAGCTCATGTATTTCTAATTGTCGTTCTAGTTCAGTTTTGCCAGTTCCCGTGTAGCCATGGATCCCAACTTCATTAGAAAGCGGATTGGCATAGTGACTATCACCCCAAGAAGATACGACAGGAGCAAATATTGAAACAAGAGTAGGGGTTTTTGCAGGGTTAACAATCCTTCCTTTTACTCCAGTAATTCTTTCCAGTTCTTTTGCTCTCCCTGGAGCAACTTGAGGAGGAGATACAATTTTGGTCAAAGGCGAAGCTGTACCACCTCCAGGCAGCCAACCGCCGAGTTGTTTGTCTGCTTGTCCATAACCTTGACGGACTTTATTTAATAAGTTTTGAAATAAATCCATCAGCCATTCCTTAGCGTAGCTTTAACAAACCAAGCAGCTTTAAATGCCTGACCCACAAGGTCAGCCATGTAGTTTTGAATATCAATGGCACCTACCTTGGCAGCAATAGGCTCAAGCTTTTTGGCTTTCATGCCAAGCTCCTCAAGATTCTTATAGTATACCCCAAGCATGTCAGTTCCCTTGTAGGAAGTTACAGTTTGGATAGGAGGAGCTGCATCTTTAAGCCCACTACTACACATAGGAAGTAAATAATCCATGCTGCGAATAAACTCAGCAAGGGTATCAAACTGTTCAAGGTGCGTTTCATATTGATCTTTCAGGAATGCATGGACACCAAGGAAGTTACCGCCCTCGTAGTTCAGGTGGATGAGATGTGACTGTGTCTCCAGCTCTTTGAGGTAGGCACACAGAGAGATGCATTGCTGGATGAATGCACCTACATCACCACCAGCTTTAGACTTGGCAGGAGCTTTGGGTTTGTCCTGGGGTTGAGGAACGGGTTGAACCTGAGGGGTTTCAGCTACTTGGTACTGCTGAGGGGCAGGGGTATACATAGTCACATGGCAATAGTACTAGTTTATCAGGCTTTAATGCCTTAACGGCTCATCTCGATACCTCTTCCCAGTCCATAGATGCAAGTACATCAGAACCAGATTGTGCACTACTACTTGCAGTGGTAACTTCTAACGGTTGACCACTACACGTTTGAACCTTAATTACTTCGTAGCTGTTACTAGGTTTAGCTGGATCGCGGTATAAAGGCATTGGTTGTATTAATTGCTAATACCATTATCTCACTTAGGTTTTTTTAATCCAGCATGCCAATCAGAACGAAGATGGCCATAGTCCCTTGGCTGAGTGACAGAGACATCAACTGCTTTACATAAACCGCATGTACCCATGTGATGTGTAGCACAGTGATGAGGCGGTCCAATGTAGATACCCCGCTTAAACCAAGTGCCGTAAGTTTCACCACAGTCGTAGCAAACCCAGGCGGGATAATCGGGGTTGTTTGTTCTGGACATTAATCCTCACCTGGTTTGTTGAGATGGTTTTTACAACGCAAAAGATCTACTAGATCCTTTGCTTGTTCATATTCTTTTTGTACAACGTCCAAACTATCGACAGCTGCAGTCAGGAAGCATTCAAATAGTTCTGCCCCTGTCAAGATGCCGCTAAACTCAGCAAGAGTATCAGCAAAGTAGTCGATTGCTTTTTGTTTATTAGAAGGTACAGTCACTTGTGTTTGAGGTTCGTCAATGAGTTCTGCGTAGAAAGTGCGCCAGTCTGGCAATGTATCAACAGCATTGGATGAGTCATGTAGATTCTCACGTGAGTCTTTTGAGACTAACGGTTTATCTATTTGTGCGATAACTCGGTTTTTTTTATACCATTCCTGCCAATCTTGGATGACATTAATGGGTTCGTGAGGGTGTTCCATAATTAAAGGGACGCCCCACTATTGTGGACCGTCCAAGCAAAACAATATGTTTATTGTAAACCTTAAGAAACAACTGCGGCCTGTGCAGCCTGTAATGTTTCGTATTCCTCAATTGCTTTGAGTACTTCAAAGTACCGTTCGCGCATGATAGGGCCAGCTTCGGTTACGCAGAAACGTTCCCAAAGACCTGTGTAAGTGTGGCTAGCAGGTTTGTAGACCTGGTAGAGATGCTCCATAAAAGCAGCCTTCTCTTGTTCCAGGGGTACGTTCCAGGTTTCAAGCTGGTTCTTAAGCCAAGGAGTATCAAAGCCCCCGGTCGTGTTGAGTTTCTTGAGTAACTCTTTAGAAGCAGATGCCTTAGTCATTGGAATCAATTGCGGTGATGGATGTGAAAACGCCCTTGACGCTGGGGCTGGTCTCGAAAAGAAGATTGTCTAGTTCATCTTGAAGAGCAATGGCAATATCTTGGGGAGTCCGACCGCCAAAGCTGTCGTATTCAACCTCAAGGTCTACCGCAAAAGATACGGTAAGTTTTGGTACGTAAACAGGATCCATCTGATGGAGTAAATGCTTCAATACCTTAGCAGGTATTTAGCTTCCTAACAGACGTTCCAGAGAATGAGCTTGGTGCTCTTGGTAGTAACCAAGACGTTGTTGAATGATGTTGTAATAGTTAATTGCAGCATCAACCATTTCTTCGGCATCCATGCTAGCCGCCAAGTTTTCGTTGGCCAGCATAGATGCCGTCAAAATGACAACACCATGTTCCATTTTGGAACCAATAGTCGCGGAAAGAGGAGTCCCATCATTGGTGAATCCAGCAATCAATCTGTTTAGTACCGGATCGCCGCCCATGGAACTCCTACTGCTTTAACTATTGTATTGCAGTTTATTTACCGCATTTGGCAAGATGAAACCAATACGCATTAGCTGCGTTCTGGTGGAAGCGCTTGCCTACCAGCAGCTTGAGTTTCTTTTGTTCAAGCTCCTCAAACTTGCTGATGTTATAAGGCAGCACTTCTTCGCCATCCTTGATCATGTCAAGTTCAAGATTGTTCATCTCCAGTTGGAGATCAAAATCTTTTACTGCATGTTGATGACAGTTCATCTTGATGCGAGCGTCATCTGCATCAGCAGGTGCTTCAATCTTCAGGTAGAAGGTGTCCTGGATACTCGGATGCTTCCAGTTCCACTCGAGGTTCGGCATATATCCGCTTGGAACGGACGCTGTATTCTTGGATGACTTTGACTCCACTTGGGAGTTGTCGGCCCGTTTGATGGGCGGTGCGTATCGCATCGAGATTAGGGACGATTTTAGTTGTGGTTTTAGGTTCTGTTCTTTCGTCAAGAACTTCTCCTGACATTGAACGTAGCACAACTCGTTTGGTTGTGGTGATTTCTTCTTCAATGCAATAATCTGCTCGCTCTTCAGTGTGCCAAAACTCCGGGTCCGATGTAATCTCAACAGTTAAATCCTTCTTACGTGTAAGGGTAAACTGGTAGTTACGCCCACTGATCTTATTAGAATCAAGTGGTAGCGAACGCCGCAACCAACTTAACAAACCTTTGAGGGACCGCAGCTGGGATTCGTGGTGACGCTTGGCTTGCGTGATGAGATCTCCTTCTTTCTTGATGCGTTCAAGAGCATCCTCATGGGCCGCCATAGCGTAATAGATACGGTCGACCTTCTCTGAACGGAGAGAGGCACAGGCCTCCAGCTCAGCTTGCGCCAGTTCCTGGGACTCAGGAGTGAGGAGAGGAATACTGCGTTCCAGGGCACCATAGTGTTCGTAGAGTTTGAGGATGTTTAGATCCTTGAGTTTAACCTGAGTGATTTGAGTCATGACTTAGTTGAAGTTGGATTGAAATTTGTTAATGGCATAGGACAGCAGCATGCCTGCCGCTGCCCAAAGAATATCTTTCATCACCGGAAGTACGGCGGTAAACAAGGATTCAAACATGTGATTGAGTTGAGGTGGGTGGTCAGTTTTACGTCGTGACCAGGACGGTACATGCATGCCCTAAGGCACCTGGTCAGTCTACCAGGGTTTCGGCAATGCCGTCGAGTCCATTGGTTGTGACCTTAACCAACTCAGCAAGGTAGTCAGTCAATGCTTCGACCTTGGCATCGACGGATTTAATTTCATCCATCAAATCCTGACGCGTAAACATTGTAATTGGATCGTAAGAGCGCTCTGCAATTTTCTCAGGGTCTTCAGTCTTTTGGATCACACGAGCCTCATCATTGGCATCGTATGTAACACTCTCATACATTCTCCAAATCACATCATGGGGCCACCCATTAAGATCTACATTTTGATCCATTGATGCGCGAATAAGTGCACGCATTGTTTTAAAAAGAAACGTAGACTTCTCTTCAAAGATCTCAAGGTAGCGATCTTCATCAAGGCCGTAAGTGTCAATCGACATAGCAAGCAAGTGCGTTGGTTAATGCATCAATGATAAAGGATTTTTGTCCTTCTTCACCAAGGTTTGTCCAGTCTTCAAGATCTGGATCTTCATTGTCCCAATGAACACGGATAATGCAACCACCATCCTCTTCATGAATAACTTCTACTTCAAGCTTCTCAATCAAAGTCATAGTTAGTTTTTGATTAGTCATTTGAGCTGTGTTTGTTGCTTGAGGAACTCCACCATCAATCGGTATGCTTCACCAGCATCAGCAATGAACTGACCCCGGTAGTGGAAGCCTTCTTTGTCGAGGCGCATGACCTCTTCTGTTGGCGGTACATTGAATGTAATGCAGTTAGTTGGTTGCTCAGTCATTTCTTTTTGATTGCAGATTGAAGTTGTGGCAGTGCAGTACCAGGAAATGGTACGTAGCCAGCCTCCATCATATTGAAAAATAGATCCCAGGCATGCGTTTGGTTGAACACCTCCTTAGGTTTGTACGTACGCCAGTGAGTCAGTGGAGCCTGAGCACCAGACTTGGTATGCAGCAGTACAAACTTGCCATCGCTGAGGTGATCAACAGGAGGCGCATACCACCATGCCACACACTTGTCAGGTGTACCACTGAGCAATGCATTACGCACCTCAGTCCGTTTGCACAACAACTCACGGTACTTATGGAACCAAGTCAGGTGGATGCACCAGGGTTTGAATCCTTCAATCTCTTGTTGGAATAACGAAACATCAAGAAGTTGACGCTGAAAGGACCCACATGAACAGTAAGGTTCAGGAGTGCTGGCCTGAACACCGGAGGCGTTTTCCTCCAGCTCAGACTCCAAGTCAATTGGCCGAGTCGGACTCCGAAGCCCATCCGGCGCAACCAGATGTCCCAGATCCGTCTGGTCATTTTGGAGGAGGGCAACGACTTTACCTGGGTCTGACAGATGGATAAACTTGTCTGCCCAGTGTTGTTGGAGCTTGGCATTGGAAGTCAGGTGTCCGAGTGCGTGTGAGTAGTTCCAGCCCTTAAACATAACGTAAGCATTGTTATGCCATACGCTAGGGCCACGGTAATTAGGGCCAAGGTAAGAAAAGAAGTCCTTGAGTCGGTGAGTATACTGCTGGAACGCAGTCTTGATCAACGTCCGGTCGTAAGCCTGCTCATCACCATCACGACGCACCACAATACAATTGTCATCTCGCAGATAAATGCCAGAGATTTCGGTGTCATCAAAACCTGCATACGCACGACCAATATTAGACCGAGAGTAGATGAGGGCTTGAGCTGAGTTGAGTTCGGTTTGGAGTTGCATGAGTCTGAGTTAAGTTAGATGAAGAGGTCCTGGTCGTTCTCCTGGTGCTGCTCCTTGACATTCTTGCGTGCCAACTTGCCCATCCTATACGAGCCGAAGGCAGCCACGCCCCAAGCTACAGGATTTGCAATGAGTGCAGCGGCAGCACCCGCTACAAGAAACGTAACACCCGCAGCCTTGACAGCTGCTCTATCTTCAGGTTTCATTTGGTAATCCTTAACACAATCAAATGGTTTGAACTCAGTTTAAATGTAACAATTAGAATGGACCTAAACAATTTAATCTCATGTTGAAATTTGAATCATCTGCAGAGGATCTGTTTTGGCAAGAGAAAATGTTCAGAACAATTAATGACTGTACATCTCTTAGTGAACTAAAAGAAATTGCCGTGCTGTTGACAAAGATTGCAACAACACGACAAATGGCTATCAAAGGATTAGTGAATGATGCCCTTAACTTGATGCATGAGAATTACTCAAGCAAAGCCAAGGACATCACCGACTCACTCAGCTGAGGCTATTGTCCTCACCCGTGAGTTCATTACGGCCAGGCAAAGCTTTCACTTCGACTGCATCCATGGTGCGAGACACCGGAAGGATCTCGACACCTTCTTTGATGCCATAGGCACCGCCAAGCTTTTGCGCATCCTGCTTGGCATGGATGTTGATGTAATCATTGAACAGCTCTTGGTACTTCCAAGTAGATTCACGATCTTCATCAGGAATCGACATGCGACTCAGTGATTCGACTGCTTCTTCTTGGGTGCTGTAACCAGGAATGTCAAAAGATTCAATTGCACAGATCTCAACGTTGTTGGCTCCGCGCATTTCGTTGGCAAGTACTGGAGCAAATACGGTAGTTGCGTAGAACTTTTCATTGAAGCTCAGAGGTACTTCAGCATCCAGTGCCTTGCTCAGACACTTGGACATTTCCTTTTCATACATCTTGACTTTGTCGCTGACATCGGTGCCATTCAATCCCTTCAGTGTCAACACCATGGGGATCTTATGGGCACGCTTGTTGTCTTGGGTCAAGACATACACCAGGTACTTTGTACGTACACTGTACTTACGCTTGTAGAGATTGCCCTTGCTGCCTTCCAGTTCGGCTGCAATCTTGTCAGCTTCCCACATCTCTTTGACTTCAGGATTGTCAAAGGTGCCAATCGTCTGCCTCATCCCTGTGGTTTCCTCAACCATAAGGGGAGAACGTAGAAGGATCTGAATACGAGGCTCAACAAAATTGAGTCCTTCTTCAATTGAAGTGTTGGGAGCCATACCAAAAGTTTGCTTGTAGTTCCAGATAACTGAACCCTTAGCAAAGTCACTTTCAGTGGCATTCCATCCGCAAGTGTCAAGGTCCGAGTTCCGCACGAACCAACCTCGTGTCTTGGATTTGTTGAGGGGCTGAATAGTAACGAGGTTTTGGTAGCCTGAGACGAATTCTTTTGATTGAAAAAGTTTAAAAGATTCCAGGCCACGGGTTGCAAGCGCAGAGGTTTTCTTGGTAGTCATCGAGGCAGTCATAGTTTGTTCAGGGTTTGGTTGTGGACGCTTTTAACGCCATCCCGAGGCGGGTGCTCATACTAGGTCTTTGCAGCCAGCCACGTCATAGAGAGCGTGAGCCTTTGACAAAGCTTCACGTTCATCCAGGGTTTCCTGGAACGAGGAGTAGATGCTGTCCTCTTGGTACCCACAGCCCTTCATAAACATTACGAAGTGCTCAAGGATTTCATCAGTGGTGACACCATCGCTTTGAAATACGATGGTGTAATCTTCTTCTTCCAAAGTAAACTTCATCCGTTGATCAGCTTTCGACATTGGTTTCCTCGCTGTTGGATTCAAGCCGAAGCTTGCGTGCATCAGCAAAAACTTCTGCAATCAAGTAAGCAGACCTGGCAAGCGTTGCAACTGATTGCGCAAACTCTTCTCCGCTTTGTTCTTTCTCTCGGAAAAAAAAGCTTATGTTGTCCATAAAGAACTCATAAGCCACTACGTCCTCAAAAGAAAGAGGAGTGGAATCAAAGCAGTCAACTTGAATTGTCATGGCAATCAAAAGGGTTCTTCACTGAGAGTAGGTGCTGCGCCATATTGACCAGGCAGGTCAGGCAGGCCGCCACCAGAGGTACGTGTCCAAGGATCAGAGTCCTCTTCAACGCTACGTCCGCCCCATAGGCTAGCAACGTTCGTGGATTCAGCCACGGTTGTTTGCGTAGTCACTGTCTTTGGCTGAGAGTCAGCCTGCTTGGGTGCCAAGGTCATGGACACCAGCTGGATCTTGGTAAGGCTACGACGTTCTTTTGTTTCCTTATCGGTCCATACATCTGTTGCCAAGCGGCCACGGATTGTAAGACCAGTGCCTTTCCTGGTGAAGTTAAGCAGAAGTTCAGCTTGGTTCAACTTATCTTGCGCAGTGTTAATTGCGTAGAAGTTAAACAGATCAGCCTGGTTGCGACCAGTATTAACTGATAGTGTTTGGCTACAGATCATTAAGCCATCAGCTGTTGTCTTGAAGGCACGTGCATCATTCTGGTCAATGTCTTTGACACAGCGACCAGTCAAGATAACGTCGTTGAAGAGAGGGAATGCTTCAGTAATTTGAGCAACCACTCCTCCATGGAGTGAGTGTGCTTTTGCTTCAAGATCATACCGTAGCTTGGCGCCGTGAATGTACACACGTTGTCCCTTCTTAAGTTGCTTGAACTTGTCGCAGGACTTTCCGTATACATTGAAGATGAGATGGGTTGGAGCTTTGTTGCCAACTGGCGGAAGCGTTACTTCAGCACAGTAGTTGGAAGAGGTTGCACTGGTGTACACCTCACGAGGGTCCTCGCAAAGAATGGCGCAAACGTCAACGAAGTTCATTAAATCCGATGTGAAGTGTTAAAGCAGTTTAGCGTCTTACTTAGGACGGATTGATTTTACTAGTGCGTCTCCGCCCAAGTGTATCCAACTCTGGAGTCACCTTCAATTTTGCAACGAAAATCAAAGAAGTCCCCAGCTGCTGGGAAGGCAAGCATAGCCTGCTCCCTGATCTGCTCAGTGTTCACGGGGTTACACACAAGTTGAATCTCATCGTGGACCATGAGAGCCTGCTCCCACCCCTGGCCATATACCAAGCCAAGGTTCTGTTCAATGTTGTTGTGAATCGTGACAACAACTTGCTTCATGATAATTGCACCTGCTGATTGCAACAACACGTTCAACCCTTTGAATGCAGACCGGCAATACAAGATGCGACGGTCTAGTCCTATCAAGTAACTGCGGAATGCAATATTAGATTCAATCTTTTCCTTCAGTTGCTTCAGTGCTGGCACACCGGTCATGAATGAATCGATTGCGTTCTTTCCTAGTTTTCGCAGAACAAATTCATCTTTTTCATTCGGGTCAATAATTGTGCCCGCCTTGACGGCGCCACAACCATATAACATTCCGTACAACAAACGTTTACTGATATCACGTGTTTCAACATTAAACTTCTCTTGGTTGTACACATGAATATCAATATCAGGGTTAGTGACAATTGATGCGTACTCACCGTCATCCCAAAGGGCTAGGTACCCAGCAAGACACCTAAGCTCCAAAGCTTTAGCGTCGATCCCAATAAGATCCCAACCATCAGGAGCATGAAATAACGAACGGCATTCTTTTCCATAGGGTGAATAACCTGCAGGTACTTGACCCATGTTTGGATAACGATGTGCACAACGACCTGTGATGCATCCGTTGGTAACGACATCACCGTGCATACGGCCACTGTCATTGTTCACCAACTTGAGCCAAGCATTGTTGCCATCTTTAAGTTGACCTAGACGTTTAGCAACAAGCATGTACTCAGCCAATGCTTGTGCTTCAGGGTAAGGAAGCTTCTCCAATACTTCGTCATCAAGAATTGGATTACCTTTCTCAGTTGTCTTCTCTGGTTCCCAACCGTACTTACTTTTGAGTCGGTCAACAATTTGTTGGCGGGACCCAGGATTGAACTGTTCAGTCCTTACCTTTTCAAAGGGCACACCCTTGACATAGCCACGAGTTTTATTGTTCACCTTAGGGGTGAACAAACTCTTGTGTTCAATAGGTGGAAAAATTTCCTTTAGCTTTCCATCAAGTTGTTCTTTCTTTGCTCGTAAATCATCCACGAGATCAAGAGCTGCATCAACATCAAATGAAATACCTGATCTAATTTGTTTGTTAATCGCGAGGGCAAAAGAATGCTCAAGCAATAACGCAGGCTCTGGATACTTTTCTTTAACGATGTGCTCCCATAGTTTCTTAGTGACATTGACATCTTGGACGCAGTAGTCAAGCATCTCCTGGGAATACTCACTGAAGTCTTTGAAGTCGATCTTGTGATCGGCCAGCCGCCATCCCCAAGCCTTGAGGGATGCAGATCCCTTGAGACCCTTCGGAACCTGCGGATATTGTTCTTCGTCACGACCGTAGAGAACTTCCTTGGGCCAGATGAGCCTGGTGCAGATGAGTGTGTCAATGATTCGTCCGTTGAGTTGGATTGATGGATGCAGTTTACTTAAGACAGGAACGTCATAAAACAAGATGTTGTGGCCGATTAAAACATCAGCGGTTGCCAGATGAGCAAGAGCGTCAGCAATGCGATCAGGCCCATAGCTAAAAGTTTGTTGGAGTCCAACGTCATATATGACAATGCAATGGATGACCGTCACATTATCATAGAGACCATCGGACTCCAGGTCAAAAATTAACCAACGTTCATCGTTGGAACCGGGCAACATCTTGAATTGAGAGTTCTTCACTGTTGATGCTGTCGTCATTCTCTTTGATCCAGCTCAAGATTTTCTGTGCACCCGAGCGGTACGGATGACTAAATACCTTGGATAATGCAGAGTCTGAGTCTAGCGGAATCAACTCAAATTTATTAGAAGAACTGGAGGCAGTCACCCCGTAAGGTTCGTTCCACCTCCAGCAAGCAAGCATGTAAGACATCTGTCAATCAAGAAGACTGACAGATGTTACCGCATTTATCTAGGCACGCAAGATCCTACAGATTCTTTTTTGATTTGCCTGTGTCTTTTTATATGACAGTAACGACATAGAGGAATAACAGTTAAAGGTTCATCATAGTTTTCATGGTGATAATCGCTAGCAGGTTTTTTGCAATCAAGACAGACACAAGTCGAAAGCTTAGGAAGAATTCCTTTTTCAATTGCCGACTTAACGGCCATGCGAGCTTGTGTTTTAACAGGATTTAACCTGCGTTCTTTTTCGGCTGATTTTTGTTTACTTTTTTTCCATGTTTCAATGTTCTTTGTTTTATAAGAAGTTTGAATTTCTTTTATGCGTTCTTTATTTTTGTGTTCCCATTTTTTATTTCTAGCATTACAACAATCAATACAGGCCCCGGTTTTTGTACCGGGGCGAGGAGGATACCTCCTAAGACTTCCGCATTTAATGCAGGGTTTATTTTTTGTGGGTTCGTCCATACCCAATAAATCCTCCTTCTTTTTTCCGTGTAGAAATTGCTTGGCTTGCTTCTGATCCTGCTCGTTGAGATCCATGAACCAAAAGAGCAAATGGCTTAGAACCCAAGCATAACTCATCAGAATGATCAATCTCAAGACCCAGCTCTGCTGCCTGTTCTTCTGTGTACACAACGTAAGCAACTCGCTGGAACACAGCGCTGTACTTGGGGATCAAGTAGTCGAGTGTCCCACCGCAAGATGCGGTGAGATAGAAGTTGGATGGAATCTGGTTACGCAGGTTGTACCACATGCCAAGAGACTTGGTGTAGGCATAGAACTTTTGCTTGGGTCGCTGGGCAGCAACCATTAGCCAAGCCCGCATGTAGTTCTCAGTCCAAAAGTCACCAGACTCATGGACACGCACCAGATCCTTAGGTGCTTGCATGGTGAGTGACAAGTCGATCAAGTCACGAAGCAGCACGGCTTGGTTGCCATTGGAATGGATGACCTCACGGATAAGATCCCAGTTGTGCCAGCGTGCCGCACGAACGTTGGGCCGCACCTCTGCCATGGCAGCAAAGCAACGGAACTCATCTGCTTCTGTGCCCGTGTACTGGGGCAGGTCAGTGATGAGTCCTGTGACACGGTCAGCAAATGTCTTACAGACACCAGCGTGTGGGCATGAGTGGCCAGCAGGCAGCGAGAAGATCAGACGATTCTTGAGTTTGCCGTTGCCGTTGGAAAATTTGAGGAGTTGCATTGGTGTTGAATGCGATTGATAAGCGGAACTAATGAATGAGTTTAGGGACATCTCGGGTCCATATTCCCGTGCGGGAACTTTACCAGACCCCTTGCGGGGCAAGCAGTTTAACGTCTTGCTTAGGACGGATAGGCTAAGACAATAAGTCAAGCCAGTGTTTGTAAATCCTTTTGGTTATATTGTTAAACACTTCATCTTTACCTTTAAAATCTTCTTCAAGGACTTCAGGGATTTTCCCTAGCGCTTTTTCTGTTTTGTTTTTTAACTCTTCAAGATTCTTTTGTGTTACTTGGACCATGTGTAGAAAAAGTTTTAAAGCTTTTAATTCATTCTGAGCATTCAAAAAAGTTTGGCAGGCTTCCTCTGGGTCAGAACAAGTAAGAGCATCTACTTTATCGAATACACAAAGACGCATATGCGAAAGAAGAAAATCAAAATTCCTTAGCTGTTTACCAAGTAAGCATGGGGCAGACACAGAAGAGTCAGCGTACTTTTGAAGACCTGAATCAACGGCCAAAGCAAAAGAAGAGATTGGAGGAAATTTAATTCCAACAGTTTTATCTTTTGCTGCATAACCATACACACTCAATAACTGCAAGCTATCCTTTACGCCATAGGTTACGTTAACTTCTTCGTCTTTGCTGTAAGCATGAGAAGCTACAATCGTAGTTCCCTCACTCTGTAGAAAGCTTCCTTCATATGAATGGTTACAAAAATCAATCCATGGCACTAAACCAACAGAAGACCAAGTCCTGGTTAAAGATGCAAGAACACTACGAATAGCTTGTTCTTTATCTACTGTATGCCCAGGGATTTGACTTGCCCATTCAATGAAAGAATCAATTTGCTCAAACACGTAAAAATTATCATGCAGTTCTTTTCTTTGTTTTCCAGTCAGCTTTAAATAAATTTTAAATACCTCATGGTTTTGTTCGTACCATTCATACGTCGGCAATGCATTGAAGTAATAAGCGTAACCATCAAGTGCTGTGGCCCCATGATTTGTGTAGAACTGATAAAGATATGCAGGAATAATAAGTGTTTTACGAATACTTGAAATATCTTCTTTAGAATGTTCAATACATTTTTCTGCATTAAAAAATGCGTTCTTATTTAAAACAACAAGTGGTTCGTTTTTCTGCAATGCAGCTGATGTAACAACCGTACGATCCCCATTGGGAGCAACTTTAATACTTAGCTTTGGATTCCAATAGCAATTGTCAACTTCTTTAAAGAAAAGTTTCCTGGCTTCTTCGGGATGCATTTACGTGAAAGTTAATTCATTGTCATTGTAACCATAAAAAAATATATTTGACAAAGTTCAAGGCATTGCGGATGTAGAGCATTGAGTCTGTGTACTCACGTCCATCCAATCCACCTAGCACAAGAGCTTCCCAGTGCTGAATGGCAAGTTCTTTAATTGGGTATTCCATTGGGTTCAAATTCCTTTTTAAGTTTTTCGTACTGTCTACGTTTCCTTTCTGCAGCTTTAATTTTTTTCTTCTGTTTTTTTTCTTCAAGCTCTAAACGAGCCTGGAACTCAACATCGGTTTCCATGCGTGTTTTATAAAGGTATGGGAAATACCCTTCACCATATTTATAAGGTACTAACTCAATACCCTCCCATCCTTCATTGATTAATTCTTTTATATAATCCATGTACTCATCTAATGTTTGATCGTACTCCACTTCAAACAGGACATAATCGTAATCACGAATCCATTTCTTAGAAGGTTTGTCAGTCATTCGAATACAGCCTCACCAATGATGGGGAATTGTTCGCAGAAAATCTCTTTGATTTCTTCTGCAATTTGCCTGTGCTCAAGCTGAGTGCTTACATCACAACGCAGTTGCAAGTAGTGGATCCATGAACGGAGTGTTCCATTCATATACATCTTTGTCTTGGTTGCAATAGGAAGTACAGCACGTGCGCATTCCTTGGCAACACCACTGCTAACCATCTCGCGATACAGATGTTCTGCATCTTCAAACAGATGGCCAATGCGTCGGTAGTACCCAGCAATTACATCAGGAGACAGGTCGTCAATACTATTCTGACGATTCTTGATGTCTTGCCTACGTAGATGTGGAATCACTGAGGATCCCAATGCACTTACGTCTGCATACCGCTGGCTAAATTCCTGGAAGCTGAAGGACCTATGTCGAAGTATCTGTGCTGAAATACCACGAGTTGTTTCGATTTCAACACAAAGATTGGCCATCTCAAATGGTGAATGATGCTTGTGATTAATCAAGTACTTCAACAGGCGTGGCGCTGTATCCATGTTGCCTTGGTTTGATGGCGCACTTACGCGTGCCATCTTCACAATCATTTCTTCTGCATTGGGAGTTACCCAGACTAACTTGGCACTAGACATTGTCATCACCTGGAATTTCGTTTAGTAAAGCATAGTCACCAATGATTGCAAGCGCTGCTTTGTTGTAAGCACGTGCTGCATCAATCTCATTGACATGGTTGCCAAGGTAGTAACGCTTCCCTTTGAAGGTCAGCATTGCCCTGTACATCCCTTTGTTACCTCGGCTTACACCACGGTATTGACTGAAAGCAGTAGCAGGTCTTGGCCTAGATGCCTGAGAAAGATAGAAGTCTTTATCAGTCATCTTCCTGGTGAGATAACTAGCCATTGATGTTCTCCAGCTCGGCGGCGATGACGAGAAGTTGGGCGCGGATCTCGTCCATAGCGTCCCAACGCACAAAAGGTGTGCCGATTAGTGGAGGAGCAGTCTCTGGCACCACTTGATCCGCAGCAGCTCGCAGGGCGGCGGCAGCAATCCAGCGGGATTCGTTTAGGCAGTCATCTGGGCCATAAGAGTTGGCGCCATTCGCCGCATCCAGCACCGCCTGCGCGGCGGGGGAGAGTTCAGTCATTAGTGTTCTCCAGTTCGTTGGCAATGTCTAAAATGTCTTGCCGAATATGGTCGGCTCCCTTAATGCGTGATGCTAATGCATAAAGAGTAGCAATAACAATTTGACGGGAATACGAATCAGGTTCTACTTCCCATTCAGCAATAGCATCAAGGATTGCTTGACTGGCAGGGGAAAGATCAGTCATCAAGTTGCTCCAGTGCTAAACGAATGGTATCTACCTCGGATTCACTCCAAAAATCTTTTGGATACTTGAGTGTCTCCAACGCCTGCTCTTTCAAGCTCGGCGGCTTGGGGCGCATTGCTTCTTTTAAGGATTCACCCATTGGAGTAATTCTTAGATGCGGTTCATTCAAGGTATTGTAATCTAGCCACTCTGCATCTTTTGCAAGTTGTTGGTCTGCGCCCCATTGGGCGGCAGCGATGCAGATGCGCTGCTCAAAGTTCGTCGGCAATGCGCCGATACAGTCGTTGGACTCGGTGGCTTGAACCCACTGCTCCACCAGCTCAGGCGGTGGGGTAATCGGGTGTTCAGTCATGGTAATCAGTAAACAACAGTTGTTTCACGCATGAGTTTCGGAAACTCATCGAGGTGACAGATGCGACCACGTGCATGTTCGCATGGTGTTTGCAGATGATCCCATTGGATCACAAGAAACTTTTGGTAACCACCAGACTTAATCTTCTTGGAAGTAAAGTTAACTACTGTTCCGTACCGTTGGCTGCGATACTTAGCTACCTCTTCCCTGGCTTCAGCACGTACTGCAACCATGCCATGAGTCTTGGGGCGTTCGGCAACACGGTCACCAACTTGAAAGATTCGATTGGTTCTGTTTGACATTAGACGTGAGTCCAGACTTTACGGTTGACAATCTTTGAAACATGTCCACGGTTAATACCGTAGATAACTGAGATAGCAAAATTAGTTTTGCCTTCTTGTTTCAACTTGCGGATGTCCAAGATGTTTTGCTCAGTCAACACAGAGAATCCATTTTTAGATCCTTGTGTATCAGGAAGCTTACCGCTTTTCTTAGGACCACGCTTGTACACTTCATACTTTTCAATAGTACGAAACTTACAACCGCAATCCAAGCAACGGATGTAGCGCTTGGTTAATGTCTCGTGATGATCAGTACACGTGACACGTGTGTTAGTTGATTGACACTGATGGCATTTCATTTGTTTCGTTGGATTGAAGTTGATCTAGGTCAAGAGCGTCAAGCATGTCGACAGTTACATGCGGGCTAACAAACTTAAAGCAGTCAACAATTAAATCATGTTTACGCTCCAATGGTTTGTAGTAATCAAACAGAATTTCTTCTGCCCGATCAAAGCCGTCATACTTACCAGTCAATTTCTCAAGTACAAACCCAGGCATTGAATCTACAATTGCTGGTACAAGTACCTGACAAACTGCATCCCATGCCCAATCAGGGATGTGTACAACAATCTGATCAATGAGATCTAAATCAATAGTGTCGTGTTCAGTCATAGAGAAAGACCCCCGCTTGCGCAGGGGTCCGAACATTCCGCATAGATTCTACGCTGCTTGGGCCTGCGTGTCTACCACCTGATCTAGCATTCCGTTTTCCTTAAGGCGGTCAAGCATGCCGCACATGATGTTGGCATGGGCATGGGTCTGCTCCATGAAGGCACGTGCACGCTCTGCTGACATGACATGGATGCCACCATCAGGAGCTACGTACCGCCAGCTGCCATCAGGCTGTGGATCGCCCTGGAGCGCAAGCCGCTCAGAGTTGTGGACGTACTTGATCTCTAAGTTGTGGTAGTCATGGAGACCATCCTGAGCTGTCCAGGTAGCACCAATGTTGTAACGCTGGTCGGCATCTGAATATGCATGGAACTCAGGGATGATGTGCTTGAAACAGGCAAAGATGTTCATTGTGTTTGAGTTGAGTAGATGGGTGATACTTGGGACTTATACCTTGCGGATGCCCAAGTTTAATCAAACTTTGTTTGTTACATATTGATAAGCATTCATAGCAATAGCTTTATTGCTATCAGCTACTTCTTTCAATAGTTTATTAGTCTCTTTCAAGACATTGGCTAGTTCACTGATTGAAAGTACAATGTCTTTTGTATCAATTGCATCAATGGAGTCTGAAACATCTCCTATGCAAGCAGCAATGATGTCAAGATAATTGTTTTGAGCTGACATAATTCAAATGTGCAATGTGTAGTTTGGTACCCGAGGTGAGATTCGAACTCACGCTGGAGCGATTTTAAGTCGCTTGCCTCTTCCGCTGGGCTACTCGGGCTCACTTGGACTTATGCTTACATCAATTGATGCATGCTGCCAAGTGTGGTCATGGGGTAATGGCTCAGTGCCATAACTCCACGTATCATAGTCATCTTCATTGCGAGGATCTTCTGAATCAACTAACACATAATCAGGTGTGCCATGAGTATGTATGTACTCACCAAGATTGGAGAGTGCCTGTGCTAGGAGTTGGTCGTCGGTGTACTCAGTCATAGGTGAATGCCAGCCCTAGTATCGAGGCCACGACTGGCAAGCTGTGCGGGCTCGCCTACATCATAGCTTATTTAAACGAGCAAAAATGCCATGATGTGCAAGAGCTGCTTGATTATAGACTTCTGCAGCTTCTTCTAGATTTGTATACGTTCCCAAGTAAACATGTTTTCCATTTGCTTTTATTTGGGCATACCATTTCTGTTTATCTTTTTTAAAACTTACACCTTTATAACCTGATGTATTAGAAACAGACTTAGCTCTGTTGAAAGAGTTGCCTGCCCAATTGGCAATGCGTAAATTTTCAATTGCATTGTTTGTTTGATCGCCATCAGAATGATCAATACAATCAAGACCAGGATCTAAATAAGTAGACAAATACCAAACAAGTCGATGCGCAGAATAACATACATTCTTTATACGGACTTGGTAATAACCTTGTCCATTACTTCTGCCAGCAATAGCATCTTTGACTGCTTTTGAGTTTCTAGTTATTCTATTTCTCAATCCAGAAGGAGAAGAAGAATCAACATAAAGCAGTTGCTTTAAAAAACTTAACTCTGGCATTGGATGGAACTTTGTGGGCATGACTTAATAAAAAGGACTTACATGCAATGCAATGCAATGCCTTTATGTTAATTAGCTGGCAAGCCTGTGCGGGCTACGCAGACTCTAGCTCATCATTGCGGGAATGCAATGCCTTGCTAAAGGCTTGTGTGTAAGCATCCTTCTGCTCATCCGTCAACCGTTGGTTGGACATGCCAACGATCTGGCTGACGCTCATCATACCCATGTCAACTCTAAGTTGAACAGTGAACTGAGGCTTGTTGTCAACCATGCAAAGCACAATGAAATGCTTCTTCTTGCGTACACCATCTGCATAGTCCTTAGCATTGCCGACGCAATTACGTACGGCCTGGCCCCATGCTGACAGTTGATGTGTGTCATGAGGCTGGAAGAATGACCAGCGTTCATCACCCACCTCAACCTTGACAGGTGATGGGAATAGATCTTGAGGCAGGCTAGCGTTTGGATGTTTGATCTTCCATGCTTCTGCTTGTACATGATCATGGAATTCAGTAAGACGCCAACGCCTTGGCGCTTCTAGAGAACCGTGATTTGTTAAGACATCGCTAACCATTGACAATGTGTCATTCCATTCTGTGAAATAAAATGACAGCTTGCCAGTTTCACTGTTTGTGTAATAAGACAAACTACTGGAATCAGTGTTGACCTGATCTTCGTAATGCTTCTTGAGTATATGAAAGAATGTAGCTGGTTGCATGTGATTGCGCAACCATAGCTGTACACTATCAGCTACGTGACGATCAAGACGGATGCCAATTAGATATTCAATATGTGTCTGATAAAAATCAACAGGGCAATCCTGCCAAATCTTATTAATGTAATCAATAGATTGCACCAGCTTTTCAATACGATTCCAAGGTTGAGTTACCTTGCGAAACAGATTGTTGTCTTCGTTCTCAAACATTGCAATGGCTTCATCACACTGGGATTGAATCCACTTGCGGAAGAATGGTTTGCCAATGACATGCATGATGCGATCAGCAATGCAATAAGTCTGAGCGTGATAATCATTATTGCTTTTGTACACATCAGCAAATGCATAGAACAAATCTGCAGATGGAACTACATCACGCTTGGCTTGTTCTGGATCCTCAAATGTATTCCAATAAAGTGAACGATCTTTGATGCCCAGGATTGCAGCCCAGTTATTAGTTACAATGCGGTCAAAGAATCCACGTGAATCAATCCACTTGGGTATGGTTTCACTGAGTGTGGATTCAAATGCTGATATGGTTGTCTTGATTTGTCCACCCTTGCCGTATGAAATGTAGGTAGGATTCCACCAACGGTTTGTTCTACCATTAGCAATGTCTTGCTTGGTTACCTTGTGGCGTACAACGCAGAACTCACTGCGTCCGTACTTAACATAGTCAACGGTTACTCTACTGTTGTTATCAATTAAAGTATGCGGAACTGTCTTACGTACTGAATCAAGATTCTTGTAGGCATAAGCATAGCCATATACGTAGTCATCTTCTTGTCCTTTGGGCGGCAGCCATGCTGCATGCCATACCTTCTCATAGTAATAGATGATGGCATAAGTAATGGTGCGTGCTGTTGCAGTAGCAACATCTACCACCTTGGTAAATCGAGTGTGACGATGTTCCACACTTCTGGCGTTGAGATCAGTTACTACTTCTTCAAGCTTTGTTGGTGTAACAACATCAGCAGGTATAAGATCAAAGACTGCGCCAAGTGGAAACTTGGGCTTAGCTTTGTTAGCAGTAGGATTCTGTTCACGCTGCAGTTGCTTAAGCTTGGGATCGTAAGCAAGAAGTTCTGTTTGAAGATTAGCGGGAAGACGGAATTCCATGGTGAGTTCGGAGTAAGTTCGGAGTTGATGGACAGTTTAACGTCATGTCCAGGACGTATAGTGTCAGTCGTTATCTACTGGGAGGAGTTCCCAGTTAGGGTTGAGGTCAGTAAGATAGCTGCAGAAGCCATCTTCGTCAAGAGGGATTTGTTCTCCCTCATCCAGTTCGAAGCTAGCTCTGCACAATGCAGGAGCATATTCTTCAGGGTCAAGGTAAGTTGACCGATGGATGAGACGCATGTCATCAACCACTGCTGTAACTGTGACATCGTTACCATCAATGACTGTGTGTTCAATTGCTAACACGTTCATGAGTTACACCTGTGTGAGTTGTTTGGCTTTAGCAAACTGACCTTCAGGTCCATACTTCTGGACAAGATCAGGGAATACATCAAGCAAACGCTGCCGATTCTTTGGATCAGCAAAGCGCAATGCTTGTGCAATTGAGGATACGAATGATCCGCCATAGCCGTCCATGCGGGCAATCATGGCGTGAAGTTCAGTTGAGTTCATGAGTTTAGGTTGAGTTGGACTGGATGAGTTTAAGGACATCCCAGGTCCATGTATCAAAACAACTTGATGTTACGTTTACTCAAGCCTGTGCCAGGCAATGAGATAGATCCACGTACACCAGATTCTCTGGCGTTAAGTGTTACTTGGAACGGACCAAGTTGAATTGATTTGGTGAATGATTTAATACCATGCTCGGTTATGTTAAACCCAGCAATGGTCTTATCAAAGTTGATAGGTGATTTGTCAGTCATTAAGTTGTTCTAATGCACGACGGATTAGTGCGTGTTCATCAGCAGTAAGTACTGACACTGGGCTTGGGTGGTCTTGCCCTCGTGCGTTCTTCAGCACTTTTAGCGCTTGCTCTTTCAAGCTCAGCAATTTGGAACGGCGGGCATCTCTTAGATATGCACCTGGATGAAGATCACCATTGTCGTTATACACAACAGGAGCATCACCAAGCCACTCACAACACGCCTCCAGCTCCTGGTCACTGCCCCAGCGGGCGGCTTGGGTAGCGATGTCTTGCTCGTAGGTACCGTTTCCTCTCCATCCCTTCCCTGCTTCATCAGCCCACTGCTCCACTAGTTCAGGCGGTGGGGTGATTGGATATTCAGTCATCGTAAGAATCCTCGTGGCAAAGAATAAATTTCAATTCGAAATACTCCGAATCGCTATTGTCTTTGGAGTGATACTTGGCTTCGAATCCACCAGATCCAACAACTGTTTCCTTGATGGATTCATTTAATAAATGACGTGCCATTGCTTTGAGTCTTTGTAATGTTGGTACTGAGTACCCATTACTTGCTGTTGTTTGCCAATGCCAGTCAAGTGCTGTCATGGCAATTAATACTTTCTCGAAATTAAATTTGTCAATGATCTCATTGATCATTTCCTTTTGATCAGGAGTCATTTGAGGTTGTCAGGCAGGAGTGCTTGAGTGTCATCATCATCCATATTTGTCATGATGAACTTTTGTCCATCGGGGGAGATAAATCCCCCGATGAAACCAATACCATGTTTGTCAGCTGATTCTTTCATCTTGGCTACAAGCTGCATAGCTTGTAGACGTTGAGTATCAATTGAGTCTGGGATGCGAAGGCTGTCAGACATTTGATTGGTGCGTAGTGTGAGTTGAGTGTGGTCATGGCAAGTCTACCAGAGCAGTCAAGCCATGACCAATGGTCTTAATGTTTCCTTAACCTTGCGGTAGGGTTGTTAGCGATGAAGCTCCTGGTGCTGACGCCATGCAGCTGTGTGCATTTCGTCTGCTGTCATAGGCGGCTCACCGCCATAGCCAAGGTCTTCATCTGATGGGTCATAGTCCATTTCGTTCTCAAGCATGGGGATAATCTCATCATCCACCATGGCAAGCATGGAGGGAGTGAGATGTTGATCCACTTCGTGACGCTTGCTCTCACGTTGAGAGATAGCTTTCAGTTCTTCGAGAACATCAGCAAGCTTATGGTATTCATTGAGGAATGATGTAGGTTTAGACGGAGCATTGATCTGAGAATCAATGATGTCAGTTACCTCAGCAAGCCTGGCAATAACCAAGTCTTTATGCTGGTGTACCACATCATCTGCAGTGAGTACTTCTGCTAGTGAGCAGAGAGCATCATGGATGAAGGTGATGTCTGTTTCTGTGAAGGAGTAGTGCTTAGTCATGGTTGGTAAGTGAATGAATGGTGTGTAGTACAGAGGTATTCCTTATAGATTAAGGTGTGCCTCTGGTACTTTCTGCGGGGGGTTTGGGGGGTAGGCCAGTAGTTATTTGGCAATACCCTTGTGTTATCTATGTCAATATAACGCTAGTGTTATGTGAGATAAGTTAATTAAACATGTGCGTATTCATTGAAATATTTTGCACAAGCTTCTTTATAAGCAGCATGTGCTTCTTCTTTAGTAATGAAATAACCTAGGTTGAAATGTTTGTACTTAACAGTAATCTGTGCAGACCATTTGCCTTTGTTCTTGTGCCAAACTACGCCTTTAAATCCCGTTGTATTTGTAGATTTCAAAGGTGTGTTGGCCATATTCTGAGATCTGGTAGCAAGCCTTAGGTTTAAAGCATTGTTGTTGCCTTTGTCATGATCAATATGATCAATGTCATGGGCACCAGGATCTTCTTGGTAATGCATGTAATAAATAATTCTGTGTGTATAGTACTTTTGCTTAAAGAACCTAACTACCCAATAGCCAGCTCCTTGATTAGAGCCGGCAATTGATCCTTGTTTTGTCCTGATAGTATATGTTTTCTTCCAAATAAGTCCTGAAGGACTTTCAGAAGATAACTGAAAGTATTCATTTAACAAATCAAGACTGGGCATTGAACGGTTCTTCATTTTAAATAAGCGCAAGAATTGATAACCAAGAATCTACGTGGTCCGGTTCGACTTCATCTCCACAGGGAGTGAAGCTAACCGAGTCAAAGATTTGTTCCTCGATGTCTTCGTTGCTTGGGATGTCGTACCATCCTTCGAGGTCCTCCTTGTCCTGGGCTGAGTAGTTGCCACCGGCTGGGATCCAGTAGCACCTGAGGACTCCTCGCTTGGTTCTGTAGACGTTACCAGTGCAGGCGATGGCGCCTTTGGGTGCGTCCTGGAAGTCTGTCTCTGCTTGGAACTGTTGCTCACCTTCTTCTTGGTCGAAGGGTTCGTAGCCGAGGGCGTCTGCGATGAGCAGTTGTTCAGGTTGAAGAGACATGAGATGAGATCTCCGATGAGTGTGATTGAGATTGAGATGAGTGTGATGAAAAGGATCACTGGATCCTCATCCCACACTTGAGTACGTTGCGTTGCTTTAGTCATTGTCAGTCACCGTGGTAAATGGATGGGTAAGCGTAACGCTCATTGTAATGATCGCAGGCATGACGTTCCTCTACAGAGATCTCGTCAATGCCATCCCAATCAGATTGATTGGACTCACGCATGGCTTGCTCCTGCTCATAGGCAATGTCTGCCATGGCATCAAGCAAGTCAGCATTACGTTGCTCATCAATGAATGCAAAGTCTCTCATGGTCTGAATTGAGTTGGAACGGTGAGCAGTTTAAGGTCATACTCAGGACCATACGTAGTACTTATGTACTAACGCATAAGTCTATTGGTGAAGTTGGGGATGAATGCATCATCACGACAAGGTTCCTTATAGGTCTTGTTCGTTACGATTGCATAGATGGCCGCTGGGGTCATGTCGTATGCCCTGGCAATAAACCCAATGGATTCATTGTATTTAGCACGGGCACGAATGTCATTAACCTGGGCATCACTAAGGAAGCCACGGTAGCGTCCACGTTTGATTGGGTCTTCCTTGAGGGGAGGACGTTGCCTCACCCTACGGAGAACCTTAGTCATAGATATGGGACTGCAGTTGACAATGCTAGCGATCAAGTCGTAGCGATAACCTTTGCAACGCAGTTCCCAGATCTGGTCTTCTTTCAGGACGGAGATTCGTGATTTCATTGGAGTCAAGTGGAGTGGATGGTGAGTAGTTTAAGGACATACTCAGGTCCATCAATACTTGGAATCTTAATAACCGTTGTTTATCAAAGATCTTAATAACTAAACAGCCATTACTTTGGTGCTGGCTGTTCGAGTGGGGGTCAGGGGGTGACCCTTATACTTACCTCATATATAGGTATGAACCTGCGAAGTCACAATTGTGTAGGCAGGTTTCAAATGATTGGTCATCTAGTAGTTGGTACCGTGCATGTTCCGCTGGTGCTTTCCATGATGCAGGCTTATACACAGTCCCTGTCTGTCTTGCGACAAATGCATGGACTGATCTGCCTTCATACTTGGTACCAGGACTAGAGACATGGATGATCTTGTAGTACTTGACCCCGCGCTTAACTTCGAAAGCTACGGGGTTGTTGTACTGTTTGTAGAACTTATCTTGGAGAGTCTCGCAGAGTTGTTGAATGCGATCCTCGATAAGTTTGGTGTTAGCGCTGAGTGTTGTCATGGTGTTGAGTAGAAGTTGGATTGGTGATGTCCATGCCGACCACTGCACCTGCGGTGAGGCCGGCAATGATTAGTGTCAGGGCTACCACGCAGATCTTACATAGTCGCGTCTCATGAGACGCATAATAAGAATCGAGGTGGATGAATTGCCCTGGCGATAATCGAACCGTGTGTTTCATGTAGTGTTGAGTGATAGATGTGTTGTGCAGACGGTGAGGTCTGCATAGAAGGGAGTATAACTCCCCTCCAGGCAAACGTCAGTCTTCGATGCCGTACTCCTGTTCCCACTTCAGTAACGCACGGTTGAGATCAACCTTCGTCTTAAGGAAGATGCAAACAGGGATCAGGTCCTCGAACTTTGCCATGCCATCTTGCCAGGCAAAGAAAAGCTCAAGTGCTTTCTGCCTGCGGTCTTCAATAGACCAGTCAATGCATGGCAGCTCAGCAGTGGAATCCCTCCTGGCAAGCAGGCGAGATTCTTGCGTGAGCAGATATTCAACGTATGAAGGAGTCATGAGTTGAGTCCTAGGTGAGTTGAGTTACAGACCATGAGGTCTGCAGAAAAGGGCCGAAGCCCCTTAGTGCAAACGTCAGAGTGTACGCTTATCCAAGCAATAGAATGCATCCCCAAGAAAACCTTGGGTGTAGATAAGCTGATGCCCTGGCTTTGCTGGGCATGTCTTGATGTGATGCTTGTTGATTAGCTGCTGTGCTCCAGCAGATAGCAGCATGCCTGCTCCTGTGCCCATAACGATGGCAAGCACAGCGTTTGTGAAGTCGTTGTCGTTCATGTCAGTAGTGTGATGATGTTGAAGGAGATTACATGCACTGGAGCTTACGCTCAAGTTCCATGTCGATGGAGTAATGATAATAATCCTCCATCTCCATAAGCATCTCCTTCATGCTTGTTGGTACTCCACCGCCAAGTGTACGTACGTCACGGTCTAGCCACTCTTGCCATTCGGCATCGGTGTCTGGGTCGAATGTATTCCACAGCTTCTCAAAATGAAGCTGGGTTGATTCGCCGCCATACCATGTGACGCGGTACTGTTGTTCGGCGGATGGTTTGTAGACAAGTGCTGGTGTTGTCATGGTTGAGTTGAGGTAGTGTTGATGACAGGATGTTGAGTCCTGCAGAAAACCTACCGCCGATACGAATTCGTATCAACGGAGGGTTAAGTGCAGGAGTCACACGTCAGTCTTAGGTGTAATAACGAATGCCATATCCTTAGGCATGATGAGTGCCGCTGCCCGAGTTCTGTACTCGTTCAGCTTTGCATCAATAGCCCCCTTAGCAGGTAACTTGGCATTCTCTACGAGTGTTGCTGCACCTTTGAGGAGTGCAGCAGTGTTCTTACGAAAGTTGAGTGCTGTCATCTTGAGTTGGTGTTGTGTAGATGCCACTGAGTGTGGCAATAACTGGACCAGGGTTTGCACCTGGCCACCCGCTTAGACGGATCAGTTGTCTTCGTCGTAGCTGTAACGCATACGTTCCTGCTCGTGTTGACGCATGTACTTGATGATCCCTTTGATCTCATCAAGGGTTAAGTGACCGGTTGGATCAGCCATACCTGGGAACCATACTTCGTATGTGGGTTCCTGCCCTGGATCGTTAGCTGCCATTAGCCCTGAACCTTTCGGTCCAGTGACAATGGATACTTCACCAATCCAGGTGTCGTGGTACACCAGGTGATAACCACCAGGTACATTGGAATGCTTCTGCCAACCTGTTGTCAGGTCCATGGATATCTCCATGTGTGCGGTGCCTATCTCCGCTGGAGGCAATACTGAGTGAGGGATTCGATCCCTCGGCATCACGCCTGTTACTCAGTTGGTTGGGTAGCTGTTGGCAGCACACCAGTCCATGTGGACATCGTGTGCTTCCTTAGGCCAGTCGTGGTTCGCACATTGCTGTGCTGTTGCCTTGTCCAATTGGTGCACGGTTACTTGCGTACCGATACCAATGAGGACTGCAAAGCCACAGATGACTGGAGCTACGTTGGGGAATTGATAACGCATGGCGTTGAGTTGTTGTGCGGTACCCATCTCCGCTGGGGGTAATAACTGTGGGAGGGTTTGCACCTCCCAACCCGCTTTAACGGATCAGTTGTCTCCAAGCATCTCGTCCACGTAGGACTTGATGACCTGGAGTTGGTCTCGGTTGAGTGTCTGGCTACGGCCATACTCAAGCAGGTCAAGGACCTGGAGCATGACGTTCTCGCCAGCCTCTTCACGAGACGGTACGCCACACATATCGAAGATCTCATCACGTGACATCTCAGTGATGTCGACGCAATCGATCTGACGAACGGTGGCGATGGTGGTGTTGGTCACGGTGTTACTCCGTAGGTGAGCTTGGTCTTACACTGCTGAAGTGCAGCTGCCAAGGTCGTGACCGACCGCCGAGTTGTCTGCTGCGTTTAACGTCCAGCTTGACGTGTGTCCCGAGTTAACTCACGGGAGTAACAATGGCCAACTATTCTATATGACCTAAGCCCAGGGGTGGAGCTAATACTTCCCATGTGCGATACGAATTCGTATCAATAGGTATAAATACCTAGGTAAAACGGTAGTGAGGGCTACATAAACCCCTGATTGCTCAGGGGAATAGGTAACCGTCAATCGATGGACGCAAGCTTTGCCTGCGCAATTGCTCGGCCTTCCTTCACAGTAACGTAAACCTTATAAGTCACTTCATCCCCTGGGTCAATGTGACCAAAGATGACGTAACTCTTAAGCTCGGCTAGCCAAGCCTGAACGTTACCTTGTGGCAGCTCACTCACTGTTACGCTAACCTTTCGGCCAGCTACCAGTGCGTTCGCTGCTTGCTCAAACCTTTGCATACGCTCAGTCATTGAATTGAATGCGATGGTATCCTGCGTTGTACGGATGCGCAGCCCCCGGTCTCTTATATACCCATCACGCATTTCTTTTTTTCTATACGTATTTCGTTACGCATGGGGTATTACAGAAGCGTCAGCAAATTTTTTCTCCTTTTTTGGTGTATATAGGGGTCAACCTTTTGGTATAACAGCGTACCTAACACGAATTAGTGTAGTGTTACCAAGGACTTTGCCCAAAAATTTAGACAAAAATGCCGGGGTTTGTGGCCCCGGCTGTGTACTTAACTAAACTTGCGTTTTTTTTCTTCTTCTCAGCCGTACTTACCCAACATCCCTTGGGCTTTTCTTGATGCAGCTATTGCTTGACGGTAAGAGTCAACGTCTGGACGCTGTTTAATAAGTTCTTTTCGCGCCCCAGAGATAAATGCATGCACATCGAGTGAATCTGCACCACTCGCTGCTAGCTTTTGGGCTTCGTTTGCAATTGCATCAATGCCAGCAATACGCTCGGCTCTGTTCTTGGGGTTCATCTTGGTACTTACAACCCAAATTCCGTTGTATTTTCTTTAGTTTAACTTACCCTGTCATATTTTTATGCCGTAAAATAACAATATCAGGTAAATGAAAGACGGTAGTTACATCCATGCCACTCGCCCCTGCTGATTTTGCCGCATATAGCCGTGCCACTGGTGCACCGTACCCCGAAGACTCGGAGGAAATGGCGCAGATGGCCCCTGCGGTAGCTGAATTCCGCCGTAATCAGCTCAAAGCACCTCAACAGGAGTCAAACCTACTTGCCACTATTGGTGCCGCAGCCCTGGGCCTTGGTGCATTAGCTGGTGGGGCATACGGCGCCAAGAAGTTCTTGATGGCTCCGCAAGAAGTCAGGCAAGCTGGACGTAAAATCACCGATCTTCCTAGTGCCGAAGCTGCTTTACAGACTGCCGGACGCTACAAACCCACAAAGACCACACCACCTCCCTCTAAAACTGCGGCACCACAGCCAAAAGCTGCAATTAAACAAGCTACGTTAGATCTTTCTGTTATTCCTTTCTCGGACGTAGAAGTTCCATACAAAACATCTAAGCCAGTTGAGTTTAAAGATCTAGATGTACCAGCGGCAGAAGACCGGGCTCAATCTTTTGCACAAAAAGCGGTTAGTAGTCTTGTTGATATTCAAGATACTGGTATGCCTTATGTCGCGGCAAACAGTCTTGACGCTCTAGAAAGTTCCTCTGACCAACTGGATGCCAAATTTGAATCTGTAGTCCAACGCGACGTAGATTCCGTTCGTTACAGCAAGCCTATTGTCGCTGTCGAAAAATATAAAAGACTCATGGCCGAGATGGGCCAAGTGGGTGCTGCAAAAACAAATTTAGACGATCCCGCAACTTCATTAAAGCGTGCGTCGTACGAGTTTGAAATGAATGATTGGTCTGATGGACCGCCGGAGCATTTACTAGATGATCTAGGTAATTTCCTTCAGCAACAAGAATATCGGAACGCACCTGCTACGTCTTTTAATCTGTCTGGAGCACGTGGAGATCTTCCCGGTGTTTCCCAAATGTCAGCACAAGAGCGAAGAACATATGGCAAACAAATTGGTTTAGATCTTCGTCCGTCCAAAGAACGTGAATCTACTGGTTTCTTTGGTGCAGATGTTGACATGAGTGATATTGAGGGCGCTGTTCAGGGACCTTCTGTGAAAGGTTATGCATCTCCTCAGCGTACAACTCCAGTAACTGTATCCAAACTTGAAATCGCCGATCGCATTTCAGCGGCGGCTAACTTTACTCCTGGCTCCTACGAGCATCAACTACTTTTAAACCCAACTGTACCCACTGAAAAGATTCGTGGTTTACTTGGTAGCACTTTGCGTGTTGATGCCGGTCGTGTTGGCACCAACTTAACGCATGAGATCACCCCTGGTGCTCGTGCCAGCATGACTGAAGTACCTGGGTGGAAAGATGAGCAAGCCGCTCGTCGTGCACAGATGGGTCAAGAGGTGGTCTATGACGAATATGCGGGTGATACGCCATACGTCCAAACAGTGTCTTGGGATGATTATGAAGGCGCCACAGATCTTGGTGAAGGTGAAGGCCCTGGTGGCTTAACGCTCAGTCGTACGTTTGATGAGCGCACTGGTAAGAGCCGTACCGATATCCCTGGTCAATATCAACTTGCCGTTGGTGGCACACAGTCTCCAAGAGGTATTCGTCCTTTAAATCGCAACAATGAAGAGCTTTACACCCGTCAAGAACGCATTGACCGTGTGATGCCAACACGGAGCACAGAGGAAGGTGATACTTCTCGTGGTTTCAGGATTGACGAGACAACAGGACGACTGCGTTTTGAGGGCGCTTCGGAGCGTGATGAGACTGGGCGCTTACGTCCTACTGACCCCACCATGATGATTGAGGGTGACTACGAGGATAAGCTCGTTACCAAGTTAGTTGGTGGGTACCAAGGGGTGACAGGGGAGCCTAATGCCATGGTCTCTACCCAACCAACGTCTGCTTATTACGAAAACATTAAAGCTGGGCGTAATGACCCCCGTCTCGTAAAAGGTTCTGATGGCCAAGTCTACTTACGTAGCAGTAAAACACAAATCACGGGCGAAGAACCCCTGGTCGCACAGGTAGGTGTTCGCACAACCAACCCAGACGGCTCAAAGGGATCTTATGTGTTCCTGGAAAATCAAAAACTTCAAAATATCCAATTACCACTCAGCACCCTTACTGAAATTGTTCAAGATGCCAAAGATACTTACATCAACAATCCTTCTGCCAAGAAAGAATTTCTTTCTCGTCGCCGTCCGGAGCTTTTAGAGCAAGGTATGCGGGAAGGGAAGTTGTTAGGTGAAATGGGGGATGCGATTTCCTACAATGACTTCCTCATTGAATCTTTAGACAAAGGCTTGCAGTCCCGTGGCTACAAGCTCCCCGTCCTTCAGATGCGCAAACAGGGTTACTATCCCAAAGCCGCACACGAATTCATCAGTAATGTTGGCCAAGTTACCAAAGAAAGTCCCGTATACGGTGTGCCCGTTGTACGTGGCGAGTCAGGCGGGGTTATTTATGAGCGCACCAAATTTGGTTGGACTCCCAAAGTAGATAAAAGTATTGAAGCAAGACCCATCCCAGGACAACTGGAAGTACGTGGTACTGGCGGCGTAGATGCTATGTCTATCGCCAATGACTACGAAGGCGCGGTTGCTTACCATTCGCCCCGTATCGAAAGTGCACCTCAGGTTGTACGTGATCGCCGTACGGGTGACGTACTTACTGCAAGCACAGCGGCACAAAGTGGTATGGGCCGACTTTCAACTGGAGAAACCGCCCCTCAGCTGCGACCACTACCCACGCGTCAATTTACAGTTCATCCAAACGTTGCCTTGCGTACCGTAAATACCCCTGAGTTTTCTTATGTAGCTACTGAATTCCTTCCGCCTGTTTTGCACGAGTTTGATGTTGATCCTGAAACCGGACGCCGTTATCAAACAGGTAACATTATTAGCCAAGAACAAACTGTTGAACGTGGGTACAAAGTACCAAATCAATCAACTTCTGCAAGCCTTGGCATCACTGGAGCGCAACTTGCAGGTTTACGTCAAAGCATGGAAACAGCACGCACTGGTTATACGGCACCTTATATTAGCAATATTGGCGGCGGTTTCATTGCAAACACAAAAAAACCTTTTAGCAGTAATGCTTTTTATGCAGATGGTCCTGTCGGAGGTATGTTGCCTCTTGGGGGCTACGTTCAAACAGGCGAACCATATCTTACCCGTTTTGGTTACTTGAATCCAAACGAACGTGGCGTTGGTGCTTCCCGTAATTTAAATCTGGAGATGGGTCCCCAAGCTACGTTTGCAAGGCCTACTCCTGGACCAGAGTCTTCCGGAGCTGGAAACATCTCAACTTATGATATTAACCAAGTAATGAAACAAGCACTGGCACAGGCGGGACGCCGCCGTGGTTCACGGAAAGGTTAATTATGACTGAGAAAAAAAAGAAAGATAAAAAGTGGATTCAAGGCGCTGACATCAAGGAAGGCGCTTTCACTGCCAAAGCTAAACGCAAAGGTATTACCTCTGCTCAGCTTCAAGAAAACGTACTATCCAACCCAGATGAGTACGACGATAAAACCGTTAAGCAGGCCAGGTTACGTGAAACCCTGGTACGATTAAAACATAAGAGTAAGAAGAAGTAATGGCTAAAGATCATCGCTTAGCTCTAGACCGTTATATTGATTACACGAAGGATCCTTTCGTTAAAAAACGTAAGGTTGACTTTGACGATTCATTCTTATCAAAAGCTTCCAGTGGCACTGCCCCCTGGACGCCCAGCCGATTTGATGAGTCGGATTTATTGCGTCGTATCCAAACACGCAAGTTACAACTCAACCCAACTCTTAACTTTGTTGGAGACACACCAGAAGAATATGAGGTGTTTGCCAACATCGGGCGTTTTACTCGTAAAGAGAACTATGACTTTGCAGAAGGTCGCGCTAGGACGCCCCTGCGGCCCGAGGAGCAGCCTGGATTCTCGCCTGTGTGGGTAGAGGCCTATCGCATCAGTCCTACCGTCAAGCCGGAGAAGCGTGCGTCTAATCCCATGCCTCGGATGAGCAACCCTGATCCTAAGGGTTACATGATGGCAGCTGCCGAGAAACGTGCAGAGAACGAAGTGAGTGGGAACAAATCAGTTGCTCAGCTTCTCGATAAATCAAGTGAGAAGACTGAAGTCCCAGCTAAAGAAACAACTGGCAAAAAAGAAGTTTTAACCAAAAAAGCAACTGACAAAAAGGGAGAAGTTATTAAGAATCCAGAAAAAGCCTAGGTTTATAATAAGAACAAAAGGGTAGATAAGTGTCATTCCAGCGGTTACTAAATTTTGTCGGACGCAACATAGGTGACGTCGCTAAGTCTGTGCTGCCAAACACTGCCATTACCGCTGGTTTTGGTTTAATGGAAAGTCCGCAAGCAGCGGCGGTCTATGGACTTAGCGACCTTGCGTTATCAATACCAGCTACACTAGCGGCTCGTGGACTTGGAGCCAAGATTACTAAACCCGTGCTTGGCGTTGCTCCAGAAAATGTTAAAGGGGGCCTAGAACTCGCTGCAAACGTCGGTGCACAACTTGGATCTACTATGGCAGCCGGTAAAATTCTTTACGGTAACCAGCAGGCAACATCTCCGTTGATGCTGCAAGAGCAGCAAATGATGCAACGGGCTGCTGTCAATGATCTTCAAAACCAATTGGTTTCTCCTGGCACACAATTTCAAATGACAGGGTTACCGTCTCCGGAACATTTTCAAAGTTTACTTAATCAACGTAATAACTCAGCTCAGTATCTATCGCCAGAAGATCAGTTGTTACTTCAGTAAGCTCAGAGGCCGATCGCATGACTAATCCACAGTCAGGTTACAAAAAAGGCTGGGAAAAAGGTGTAAACCTAATGAAGACCGCTGATAGCTATAACCTATCAGTTTTGTCGCCATCATTTAAAAAACGCTTAGCCCAAGAAGGCGTAACATTAAGGCAAACACCACAGCAATTTATTGGAGCCTATTCGGCACGTCTCGTTGCTGATGTGACAAATGATGGCACTCGAATGCTTTGGTGGCGTTACAACCAACCTGAAGGAATTAAACATCAAGTAGCCAGAGCTTCTTTAGGTGACAAACTTGCAAAAGAAATGGGTCCTGTTAAAACAGGTCTTGCATTTACCGCCGCCCTTGCCCCATCTCTTGCATTAACTGGTTCTTACGACATTACAAATATCGGCGAACAGTTTAGACCTGAGGGTTTTGCACAAAGGTACGCAGAACCTGGCTCAGAAGATCGCAGAGAATCTAGTCAGCCAGGTCTTGAGTTATTTGAACGTTTATTTTTACAGCGTTCTGGCGGCCCATTAAAGTATGAAACTGCCAAGGCGGAAATTCCCAGTCTTACCCCAGAGCGTTATGGTAATTACATGAGGACTTATTACCAAGATCCTGGTGTACTTGGCGTACTTAAAGCGACACCTGAGAATTTACAGGGTTACCCAGAAGCGCGTCTCCTTGGCTTCCCAATTACCATCCCATCCGTCACTGCAGCCGCAGGTGGCATTGCAGGTATGGCTGCTGGTGCGCGCATTGGTGGCCCCAAGGGACGCGCAAGGAAGACCGTTGCTTCTGCGTTAGCAGGATCCCTTGCTGGTGCATTGACAGGAAATGTTGTTAACGAAATGATTGCAACTGCCAACCGACCGAAACTACCGACTATCGGAGAGTATTCACAGGGAATGCAGTGATAGAATTTATTCTATAGAGAGTCATAATCAAGGCATGGCCGTTAACTACGCGTTCCCAACAGACGGAATGATGGGACCGTCAACCCCTATTGATCGAATTACTGCAGGAAGCAGTATGTTTGGACCAGGGGTGCCCACTCCTGGTGGGCAAACTGTTAGCCGTGAAGAGTTAAAGCGACGGATGAAAGAAAGTGCACAAAAAACCCAACAAGGTGCTCAAGATTTTTTAAAGAATTACGGTGGGTATGGTCGCGTAGGACTTGCTGCTTTAGGAGCACTTCCCGCAGCTGGCACGGCAATGGAAGAATTACAGGCAGGCCGTCCCCTTGGCGCTGTAGCTGCACTTGCTCCCGCAGGCTTATCCGCCGCTGGTTCCGCACTTATAGGTAAAGGTCCTTATGGTACTGCTGCTGGTATTGCCTTACTGGGTCTTGGAGCTATCCTTCCAGGAGCTGCAGCCTCTGGAGCTGAATCTACTCGCCAAAAGTTAACAGGTGAGCCTACCAAGGGTAAGGAGGGTGAGTTCAGTACCCAGATGGCAATTAACAAGCAGCTGGCTGAGCTTGGCACTACACAATACCGTGACAACATGGGCGTGTATACCAGTGCAATGCGTGACTTAAGTAGTAATGCTTCTAATCAAGCTTACCTTGATCTGCAGCGCAACATTCCACTTCTCAATCAAATGAAGAATGCTGACCTTACCCGCCAGCAAGCATTGTTAAATACGCAGAACCAGGCTTATATGCAGCAAGGTGTTGTTGCAACTGCTGGTGCACTGGCACAAGGCCAACAGGCTGGCACCTTTAACCTGGCACAATCTTATTTACAGAATAACCCTTACGCTAATTCTGTAATGCAGGCTCCTCAAATCCGTTTCGGTTGATAAATCATGGCATCTATCTGGGGTGATACAAGCCAACTAGGGGCTGTTGCAGGGGCACAAACAATGCCGGTTGCCGGTAAATATGGCTACTTGTCTGGTTTTTCAAACCTGGCCGCTGATCCAGCGTTAAAAGAAATGGACCCAAAAACTAAAGAATTTGCGTTGATGTTTGGAGCCATTGGCTTGCAGAATGATCTAGCCGCTCAAAGGTCAGCCGATACCATGGATAAATTACTGGCATATCAAGAAAGAGCGTCTCAAAAAGCAAATGAAATGGGAATTCGCAACCAAGTCATTGGTTCGTTCCTGAAAGATGTACCTGCTGCATTTGGTGCTGCAGCAAACGCACGAAATCAATTTTTACCGCAGCAAGTTCAAATTGCAGCTAATTCAATGCAAACAGGTAATGCACCGTATACCCCCCGAAACTACTACGGTTTTGTCGGGTAAAATAAAAGAATATAGGTAGAAATTATGGGGCCGTTCGCAGCAGGAGCATCTTTACTAGGCGCAGGAGCATCTGCAGCTCCTGCAGCAGGCGGTGCAGGCTTGTTAGCAGGCCTTGGTCCCTGGGGCCTAGCATCTGCAGGCCTTCAGGCAGGTGCATCTATCTTTGGTGCCACACAGGCTAGAGCAGGTGCTAGAGACGCAATCAACGCAGCAGAAGAAGCTAAGGCCCGCGACTGGGGCTTTAACATGTTCATGATGGATCGTGATAAAGCCAAGCAAATGGAAGCCATACGTGAAGGGTTAGGCGTCATGCAAAGTCCTCTCTTCCAGCAAAACAAATCACAGGAATACGGACGAGCTTTTTCACTTGCTGGTAAATATGGATTCAACCCCCACACAACTGCAACAGCAATAAGAATGTTTGGCGGTTGATGCTTTTATTGTAAAATTGATATAACGCAAGGTTTTAAGTATGGCTTCTAATTTGGTAGGCGTAGGCGCGAGTGAAGGCTCCCATACTACTAATAGTCTTTTTGAGCAGTATCCGGCTGCTGCGGGCAGGCTCTCAAAGAAAGAAATAAGGGCTATTAAAGATAATACCCGTGAGCTGTATAAAACTAGCCCTAGCGATGCACTCTCTTATCTAGCTGGAACCAGGGGATACCTTAATTGGCGTCCGGATTCGCTTATTGCCAAGTTGAATGCTAAGCCCGTCGACTATGACAGGTATAAAGGTCTTGCCGGGCAGGCTTATCAAGATTTACTGGGACGCTCGATGAAAGAGGATGAGTGGTCTCCACTATTTGAAAGCGCAAGAGTAAAGGGCATCAAGGATCCCAATGTATTTGACGCATTTATCAATCAACGTCTTGCTTCGACTCCAGAAGGCCAACGCAAGATCAAATCAGAAGCAGATATTGCGTGGGAATCACAGCACGGAACCATGCCACGCGATGCTCAAGGTAATTTAATCAGGGGCATGGTACGGTACGACCAAACACGGGTGAATTCCATGATCGGTTCAATGCTTGGTCTTGCTTAATTACAGGCAACACAAAACAGCGCAAAGTAGGTATAGTGTACTGAAATGCGCTTGACGTTAAATGCCTGAAAACTTTTCCCTAATTAAAAAAACATTACGTAAAAATCCGGCCTTAGAAATTAGGCAATCGGACGTTCATCGCTGGGGTGTTTTTACTAAAGAACAAATTAATAAGCACGATTTACTGGAAGAGTCTCCTTATTTTGAAGTTCCTAACAATCAAATTGAAAGCGCTCCAGAATGCGAGCGTTACTCTTATTGGTTGACTGATAGCAGCTATTTAATAGGTATGGGTTATGCTGGATTGTATAACCATAGTGGACTTCCAAATGCTTCTTATGAAATTGACTATGTGAATCAAGTTATTCGCCACTATTCAATTTTGCAAATAGAAGCAGATCAAGAGATTACTCTTGACTATGGAAAACATAACGCGGATCTGTTTCTTTCGAATTAAGGAGATTTAAAAATGGGGATGATGAGCAGCGGCATGGGCGATGGCGGCGGCGCAGGAATGTCAGGTAGCGGTAGCGGTAGCGGTAGCGGTAGCGGTAGCGGTAGCGGTAGCGGTAGCGGTAGCGGTAGCGGTAGCGGCGGCGCAGGAATGTCAGGTAGCGGTAGCGGTAGCGGTAGCGGTAGCGGTAGCGGTAGCGGCGGCGCAGGAATGTCAGGTAGTGGCGGTAGCGGTAGCGGCGGTGGTCTCACCTGGTACATAGATGCTCTCAGCATGGGCAGCATGGGTGATAGCGGAAATATGAGTGGAAGTATGGGTGATATGAGTGGAAGTATGGGTGATATGAGTGGGAATATGAGTGGGAATATGAGTGGGAATATGAGCCCTTATGACGGGACGGTAATCCCGCCATTTAATCCAAACGGCCCCGGTCCCCTGAACCCTGACAATGGAGACGATGATGACGATGATGACGATGATGACGATGATAGTTACACAATCCCCCCTGGATATATTTCGCCGGCTGAGCTTGAAGCAATACAAAATGCTGCACATTACAACACTCAATTACAAATTGCCCAGCTCCAACAAGCTGGAGAAACTGAGCGCACAAAATACATAGAAGACAATAAAAAGCCACTGTTACAAACGGAAATCAGCGGGAAACTTGACTTGCAAAAAATTGTTAATGCAGGATACACTCAGATTTCTCGAGTAGAGCGCGGATCTAAAATGATGGGCAACATCACTAGTATGTTCAACTTCTAAGCTGAATATACTAAAATAACTGTAGAGATTTCTCTTTAAGCAAATGGTTTACTCGATTAATCAAGCTACCGCCGGCAACCATGGTCCTCGTCCGACCGTGTCCGGACTCGTGGCACAGGGCATGAGTCAACTTGAGGCACAACAAGCAGTTGATGCCTGGCTCGAACGCGAAATTGGTGGCGGCATGTCCAAAGCCGAGCTTCAAGATTTTGAAACCCTTGTTGGTCGCCTTGAAGGCTCTAAAATGCGTCAAGCTGCCCAAAGCAACCGCGCACGTCAGCGTGACACCATGGCCGGCGGTCTCGCTAGCATGATGGGTAATTTCTGATCTATCTAATGCTTACTGGTAATGCCTGAAATTGATTCCAAAACTGACGAAAGTTTCGACCTCAAGCGTTACCAGCAAGCTGCTGATGTAGCTTATCGCTACGCCAAAGATAAGCTCGAGAACGGAAACGCGCCTGCCACCACAAGCGAAGAAGACGCCTTTAATGAAGAAGATGCATAAGGAATTACATCATGCCTGACACAGCTTTTGACTGGGAAGATCCGGCAAATCCGGATCCATATGATCTATTATTTGACGAGGACCAGGCCCGTAAAGCCGCGGCTGCTGTCAAAATTTTCCAAGATGTTTCCGTTGGATCTACTAAAGAAAAAATGAAGGAGGCAGGTGAACAAGAAAGAACTTCCGCAGAGCAAGCCCAGCGTTTCAGCGAAAGCGACGAGGCGCGAGACTACTCTCAGGCCCAAAGAGCATATCGATATTGATATCTTTGATCAATGGGTGGACAATTTAGATTCACCTACTGAGCAAGCTTTTCGGGCGTTCTGTGCAGAAAACTACTCTCTTATCGAGTGTTATCTCTACGCACGTTTCTTGCGGTATAACGGCTGCATAAGTGGCTGTGATCTTTGGATCCAACAAAACTATCCCAAGCCTGATCACAGGAAAGTTTTGTTGCGTGAAATTGATGAGATGCAAGAAGACATTAGGAAATTAAGGGAAGACGTAGATAACGGTATCGTTAAGCGCGATGCAGGTGTCGCCAGGATTGCAGGCATGCAAAAAGAACTGCGTGGCACCATCGCACAAATGAGCTTATTCACCGCCAGCAGGGACCGCAAAGGCCTCTTAATGGCAGGTGCGGATCGTGCCATACGTGAACTACTTACTATCTTCAAGGACGACCCCATTGAGATCCCCCTGGAAGAAGCCTCAATGAGCGTATGGTCCCATATGCAGATGGAAGAGTAATCGTCTTAGAATAACGCAATGCAGAAGCCACCACCGCAGCCACCGCAATACGGTGAAAACATCGCTGGTCGAATGTTTGACGTTGCTCGTCAACTTCAAAAGAACCGCGAAGAATATGCTAGCGTGCGGCGACCAACACCCTTGGCGCAGAAAGTTTCTCAAGGCCAAGACGTGATAAATGCATTAACCAAAAAACAACAAGATGAGCAAGGACAAAACGCCTCTTCAACTCCTGGGACACCTCAAGAAGAACGAAGCGAAGAACAAGGACGGAAGCGAAATGTCCGACCAGGAGAAGAGGAAGGCCGCATTAGATAAAGCACATAAATACAAAAAACAAAACAAAAACAACAAAGACAAGTAATGAGGTAGCATTCAGTAATACACTGAATAATACCGATCGTGCCTGCATATCAGCATCTTGCATATCGACGCAACGCACAAGCTGCTGCCCGCCGGCAACAAATTCGTGTCCCCCGCAACCTTGAGACGCTACAGAAAGCAAGGGACGATTTTGGTTTCTTCTGTGATTACGTAGCTGATAAGCCACCGGCAGAACACCATAAAGAATGGCATCGTCACTTTGTGACTAATGAGGACAGCAGCTGTCTCATTAAAATTGCTGGCCCCAACGTAGACCTACTTGCGCCTCGTGGTTCCGCCAAGTCCACAGTCTTAGGTTTGTTTACTGCATGGGCTATTGGTGTGCACACCATGGCCAAGATGCCACTACAGATTCTTTACTTGTCCTATACGGTTGATATCGCACGTTCCAAGTCTGCAACCATTAAACGAATCATTGAAAGCAAGCGGTACCAGGAGGTCTTCCCGAAGGTACGTCTTCTTAAGAACGTTACCAGTAATGAGTACTGGTCTATTGATCACAAGTTTGCTTCTATTGATACCACTGGTGAAGAACAGTTCACACTGTGTGCGGCAGGTCTTAAAGGCTCAGTGACCTCAAAGCGTTCTCACCTAGTCATCATCGATGACGCCATTAAATCTGCGGC